ATTGCGCTTTTGAACGGTGACCCTATTGAGGAGGAGCCGGATAGCGAGGAGTCGACCGAGGAATAGTCTTAGCCCGATGAAAACTGCGGGTGGAGGGCTAAACAAGGTTTCAGGACGCCTGCAGGCGTCTTTTCATTTTACGACTGGCCGCCGATAGCGGCTTTCGCGGGTGCCTGCCGAGAAACGGGCCGACTGGCCGCCGTAAGCGAGCTTTCGCGGGATGAAAACCCGACAAAAAACAGGGAGAGATACTGATGCTTATAGACCTTCAGTTGTTCGCCGAGGAACCCGAGGAAGAGCCAAGAATCGTAGAAGAGCCCGAAGAGCCTGAGGAGCCGGAAGAAGAGCCCGAAGAACCAGAAGAAGAGCCTGATTCCGAACCAGAACCCGCACACGACAGCGTTCCCTTGGCCAAGTACATGGAAGAGAAGAAGCGCCGGCAAGAGGCGGAAAAGGTACTGGCCCAAAAGGAGACCGAAAAGCAACGCTATGCGCTGAAACAGAGCCTGATGGAGCGAGGTTGGCCGGAACCAGAGGCCGAGATTCAGGCCAGGGAGCAGGCTGAGCGAGACGCGCTTCTCAAGAACCTTCAACGAAAGACATATGAAATGGACGTACGTAACCTAGCCCAATCCAACGAGTTCTTTGCCGACGCTGAAGCGTTCAAGTCGGAGATACTGGAGCAGATGGAGCGGCTGGATATAGGCGCAAAGGAAGCATACATGATGCTACGGGGTGATGTGCGGACCCGCGAAATGCTGACCAAGCAACAGCAGAGGGCCGCAACAAAAAAGCCTGCCAAGAAGGTGGAAAACGCTTCCCCGACACCCGTTAAGTCTCAATATCCTCTTACTGCAGAAGAGCGCAAAGTCCTGGCCGAGCTGCAAAGAGCTCAGCCCGGTGCTGGCTGGACCGCTGAAAAGTACACGAAGCTGATGAAACAGAAGGAGTGAGCCGAATGGCCTGGAGAATCGCAGGCGATCGGATTAACAAGCACTACCGTAAGGCGTTGCCTAGCAACTCTACGGTAAATGGATTCTTTAACTCAAGTGACCTAGGCAAGCTGGTGGAAGCCTCTTCCAACCTAGCTGCCCTGCATGTAGGAACCTCTGATGCCGTTAGTGCCGGAAGCATTTTGGGTATTCTGGCCGTTGTGCCAGCGGCTACCACGCCGGGATCAACGGACGACTTCATTTACATTCAACCGATTGCTCCGGGTGAGTTGGTTGAGGTTGACTACTCCACCGCGTCAACGGATATCGGGTCCACTAACTTCTTCCTTGCAACCACTAATATAGGTAGCTGGCTGCGCGTTGCGGGTGCCGGGACTTCTTCCGGCGATAATTCTGCGGCTCAGTTTGTCGATCCCACCACGGGTCAGACCACTCTGGCCGGATCTACGGTAGGAATTCTTATGCTCACTTCCTACAGCACTACCCGCAAAGTCGTAACCGGTATCTTGGCTAGTTCGGTACTGGCTTAGGCCAGCCCGGCATGAGGAGTGACGATTAATGGCCTATACCATGACATCAGATATATCCAGGATGATCGTTGCGGGCCAGAAGGAAATCTTCACCCGCAACTTTGAATCATACCCCATTGAATACCCCGACTTCACTACGGCCAAGACGGCAACCAAGAAGTCGGAAACCTATGATTCGATGGGTAACTTAAAAGCCGCCGGAGAGAAGCAGGAAGGTAGTTCGATTCAGTACGGCAAGGTAGAACAGGCTTACCAAACCACCATTACCAACAAGACATGGGCCAACGGCTACGAGGTTACGCTGGAGGCCACCAAATACGACCTCTACGGCGTAATCAACGATGTGCGGGCCAAGGAACTGGCCCGGACCATGCGCGAGTTGGAGGAAGAGAACGCCATCTACTGGTTCGACAATGCGTTTGATGTCAATCTAGCGGACGGTGTGCCTCTGTGCTCCAATTCCAAGCCGCTGGCCGACATTGCCGCAACCTACAACGACACCCTGACCACGGGCGCGGTAAGCCCCGACAATGTACAAACCGCTATCAACATGTTCTACGACTTCAAGAACCACCAAGGCGGGCCAATGAAGGCGCGGCCTAACGCCGGGCTTGCTCATTACAGTAAGCAGCTCACCATTGAGGAAATCATGCAGTCCACCCTCAAGGCCTACGAAATGAGCAATACCAAAAATACCCTGCCGCGCATTGACTGGCGATATTCCACCTATCTTAGCAATACTTCCGCCTGGTTCCTATGGGACACGAGCTATGAGCACGTTTTGTTCCAGTGGTTCATGAAGACCGACTTTGACGGCGACGAGGATAAGATCAACACCAAGAACCTGTATCTGAATGCAATCGCAATCTACAACACCGGAGCACTCCCGAATATCGGCATAGTCGGTAGTTCGGGTTAATCCCGACTACTGACGGAAAGGGAGTGACTTTATGGCTCAGAAAAATGTCTTAGCTGACGGCAGCGACCTCTATACCAAAAGCGGCACGACTGAGTTCAAGATAGCCACCTCAACGGGTGGCTTACGCGTAGATGGAGCAACTCTCATTCACGCTCCCTCCACCGAAGTCCTGACGCTGGTCGGGACCACTGAAACCCAAGACCTCACCAATAAATCAATCAATAAGGTCACCGTTACTGCGCCCACCACTGGCGCAACGTTAACCATTGCATCCGGGGCGGAATTGAAGACGTCAGGGGCCTTTCAGCTCGTGTTGGCCACTACGGTCAATTCACTGGTCTATATGCCCCCGACAACGGCGGAATCCGCTAGGGTCTTGTGGACAACCGAAGATAGTGCGGCCAAGATAACCGCCAAGACCAGCGAAATCAATCCCCTAGGCAGCGTAACGTGGCCCACCACCGGGGCGCAAACGCTGGTTAACACCACGGACGCGCAAACGCTGGAAAATAAGACCCTGGGCACCGGCGTAGCTGAAAGTGTAGCGGCTGGCAGTTCTGCGGCCACCCTACCCAACTACGGCGTGACCACCATCGCCAGCTCCACCGGAGCCCCCGTAACCGCTGTACTGGCTGCCCCCTCGGCGGGTGTACGCAAAACCATCTACTGTACCTATGCTGGATCATCGGATACAGTGACTATCTTCAGTGGGTCCTCGGCGTGCTTCATTAACACCACCGCAGCAAACAACATCGTCTTTAGTACCCGGGGTGTAGTTGAGCTGATGGGTGTTTCGACCTCACAGTGGATATTGCTCGGTGTTGGAGCCGACTCGTCGGGATACACCTACCCGACGTTTACAACCTCAACAACGTAATTCAAAACCAACTCGGAGGGGAGGGGCCTTCTGCCTCTCCCCTACCACTACATGGAGGCACAGTATGGACGAAGAAAGACGTACCAAGGTAGCTATAGTGGGCTTTGCCCCCTCCTGGAACCAGGCCCCGTTTGCGGATGAATCCTATGAAATATGGGGACTGAACGAGCTCTACAAGCTATTTCAGAAGCACCCCGGAACCCGGGCCGATCGCTGGTTTGAGATTCACTCGCGCCAGAGCCCATCAAAGAACAAGCCGGAGCATATAGGCTGGCTCAAGAGCGCCCCCATTCCCATCTACATGTGGGAAGAGTACGAGGACATTCCCAACTCGGTTAAGTTCCCCAAGGATGACATCGTTAAATGGCTAGAAGACCAGGGATACTACGGGGCCAAGTACTTCACCAACTCAATTTCGTGGATGATAGCTTATGCTCTTTACGAAGGCTTTGAAGAAATCGCTATCTACGGTGTGGACATGGCCCAGGATTCTGAATATCAGCATCAGCGGCCCAGCTGTGAATACATCATCGGTATTTGCGAGGGCCGCGGGGTCAAAGTTACTATTCCGGCTGATTCCGATTTGTTGAAGACCGGCTTGCTCTACGGATTTGAAACGGACAACTCCATGCGCATCAAGATGAAGTCCCGCATGAAGGAGTTGGAGGGGCGCAAAAAGGGTCTGCTCCAGCAGAAGCTGCAGCTCCAACAGCAATTACAGCAGATGGAATTCGGCCTTCAGCAAATAGCCGGTGCCCAAGAAGACATCAAATACTGGCTCACCAACTGGACGGTGTGATACATGGCCGATCTGAGTAACGCCGATATGGTCGAGGTGGCAAAGGTCTACCTCGGCCTTCAGCCTATGAGTAGCGACTTACAGGCCAAGCTCGACCAAAGTGATTGCCGGTTCCTTCCCGCCTTTGGCGAGGAAACCATCAAAGCCCTGGCCGAGCACCTTGTTTATGGAACCTAAAGAGGTGTTAAGATGACTTCTGCACGTGAACAACTTTCCAAATACGCCACGCAGTCACAGATGTCCAGCTTTTTTATAGATAAGATGGGTATATACAATGTAAAAGCTTACGGAGCTGCGGGTAACGGTGTTGTAGATGATTCCTCTAGTATCAACTCCACAATAGAAGCAGCCGATGATGATGGGGGTATTGTTTTTTTCCCTGTGGGAACGTACAAAATAGAGAATAATATTACTGCACCTCCCAATATCACGCTATGGTTTGCCGATGGCGCAAAATTACAGATAGACTCAGGGAAAATCGTCACTATTAATGGAAATCTAAGCGCTGGACTACATCAGATTTTTGCTGGATCGGGTACTGTGGCGGGGAGCATGAAAACACAACGCTTCTTTCCTCAGTGGTGGGGAGCAGTGGGAGATGCTGTTAATGACGATACCTCCGCTATTAACGCTGCAATAACCGCAGCGTCTAATGCAGGGGGCGGGGAAGTGTTCTTGCCCGAGGGCCGGTATAAAACAACCGATACTATAAATCTGTACAATAATATTCATTTGAAAGGCGTAGGCGGGGTAAACCTGGGTTCAGGCACAACGCAGATTGAAGCTAATGTGAATGGGGCTAATGCAATGGAGCTGCCAGACATCGGAAGCTCTCACTATAATGTAGTAATCGAGGGCCTAGTCGTGCAGTTCCAGGGCGCTGGAACCCCGCAATATGGTATCTACTTATACAACTTCTGTAGCGGTTGCGTATTGCGGAACGTAACCGTCAAAAGCTTTAATCACAACGTTGGCCTGACACAGTCTTGGTACTCTGCAATCGAAAATGTTCAAGCCACTTATGCAACCGAAATCGGTTTTGTCCTAAGCGTCTGCAACTCCATGGTGTTCCTTAATTGCTCGGCATCTCATAATAAAGATGGATTCAGTCTAACTCAAAACAGTCGTAGCAATACTTTCGCTGGATGTTCTTCGGAGGCCAATAGCAGATATGGTATATATATTACATATGCCAAAGGGACAACTATTGACGGCATGTACTTTGAGGGCAATACGTCGGCAGATATTATAACGGGTTACTTTTCCGCATCGACAAACAATACGCGAGGACTCATTATTAATGGAACGTACCATTCGGGATCCACAGATACAAATTATGGTATAAACATAGGTCTTTATGCTGAAAGCGTTGTAATAAATGCGCCTTATATTGGTGACCGAGCTAAAGCGGGCATAAGAATAGATTCATCAGTAACACAAAACGTGTTAATTAATAATCCTTATTTTGCATCACCCTACTCCAGTTCCGCTATCTCAGACGACTCCGGTGTCGCTATGATAATACAAGATCAGTGTCTCCTACTCCCTGCCCTATCAACTGCACCTTCCGACAAAGCAGGGCGTCTAGCAATATCAGACGGAACTGGGGGTGGGTTTGACGGTGTAAGCGGAGCTGGGCTTTATCGAAATTCGGGTGCGTCGTGGACTTTCGTAGGGTAGGGGGAAGATCTTGTGCCTACAGTTCAGCAACTCTTAGACGATATAAAAGCCCGCCTCTCTTACTCTACCGCCAGCTTCACCGATGGTAGGGTCATATCGTGGATGGATGATTGCCAGAATGAAATCTGGCGGTACATGGCTACCACGGAATGCTATGAGTTCGACACCATAGCGGGGCAGGCCATATACAGCCTTCCTTCCGACTGCGCCTTTGATAAGATCGTGTCGCTTCAGGTGTCTGGCTCTACCACTATAGACGGCACTGAAAGCTACACCACTTACGACTATGCGGGCCTAGACGACGAACTGACGGGCAATCATTACTATGATGCCCTAGGGTCCATAGGTATTTACCCCGTCCCCTCTACGGCCACAGGAGATGGCTATAACGTCAAGCTATATTATGAGCCGGAGCCCGTTGCCCTTTCGACTAATACCCTGACCACGGTGCCCACCATAAACGCAGAGTATCAGGACATCTTAAAGTTTCGGGCTCTCAAGAATATCACCCGATCTGGCAACAACCCGGACATTGAGCTTTCAAACAACTATGAATCTGACGAGCAAGCCATTTTGAAGAAGATAAAGATGGACTATTACAAGCGCAAAGCGGCTAAGCCCAAGGAGACTTGGGATTATAGACAGGGCTGGTGGGAGGGTTAGCTTGGCCTACTGGCGACCATTGCGATATCAAACCAAACGAGTTATGCAGACCTTGGGGGACGGTATCAATACAGCCGTCCCCCCATTTGACATTGAAGACGGTGAGAACACTTACCATCGAGAGCTTGACAGCCGAGACTACCCTGCCCTGAGCGTGCGCCCGGGGCGGAGTACCTACGGCACTGCGGGAACCACGTCGCCCTTTGGGTTGGGAAAGCGCGAAGACTCCTACCTTCACGCTATAGACAACAACACTTGGCGATACTGGAACTCAGCCACTACGGCCTGGGTCAATATCACCACGGGCCTCTCCAGCACGGAAGGCCGTATTGAAGAATACGCAGACGGCACAAACCGCTACACCATTTTGATGAACAGCTCGCAAAAGAAAATATGGGACGGGACCTCCACTGCACTCAATTTTGGCGATACCAACACACCCGACACTAAGTACTTCTGCGTTCACAAGCAACGGGTTTACGCCATAGATAACGACAATGGGCTGTCTATAGGCTTTTCGGCCCTGGATCTACCCAACGATTGGACTACCGCCGACGATTCCGGTAGCATCCGCATCACTAACGCCGCCGGAAACGGCACCGCCATAGTCACTTATGGGGATCACGTTATTTGCTTCACTGAGCACTCCATGCACGAACTCTACGGTACCGGGCCGGATAACTACGAGTTAATAGACGTGGGCGGCGCGGTGGGCTGCATCAGCGACCGTTCTGTAGTGGCCTGTCAGGGCAAACTCTATTGGGCCGCTTATGATGGATTCTATCAGTACGCAGGCGGCCTCCCGCGCAAAGTGTCCGATGCAGTGAACGCCTACTGGGATGATATCAACTTCACCTATCGGGCCAAGATCGCGTCGGGTTCGGTTGAAGAGTACATTTACGTTGCTATACCCTACGGCTCTGCGGCCACGGCCAACAACCTGATCCTCAAATACGATACTCGGCTTGGCAAGTGGTACATTGAAACGGGAAACTTTGTCGACTTTGTGCGGATCGGCAATGTCCTTTACGGGGTGGATAAAGATGGAGCGTACTGGAACATGCGCGATGAGGACGCAACCGCCGACAGTACCACACCCATTAGCTGGAGTTGGATAAGTAAGCCTTTCCACGAAAATGCGGTAGAGGGGAAAAAGACGTTGTCTGAAATGTGGTTGGTGGTCGACCGCTCCACTGGTAGTACCAGTTTTTCCATTGGCTTTAGCACCAACGTTCACAATAACGACAGCACTTCATTCACTACCATAACCAGCACTGTAGGCGCGTCCAGCAATATACAGAATGTGCGTCACTTAATCCCCAGCAGCGATCTGCAGGATGTGAACTGGTACAGGTTGAGACTAGCTGGAACGGGTCAGACCAAGGTGCACTACCTCCAAAAGAACTTCCGGGTAAAGCCGAGGTGAGACTATGCCCACGCTGAAGTTTGACGGCAGCTTTCAGATAGGCCCAGATGCAGATCAAAAAGACGTAGTGGATCACCTCGCTAAACTGACTAAAACTCTGAACTACGCTCTAAACCACCTAGATGACGACAACGTGAGGCGGCTTTACACCAACTACTGCCAGATAAAGAGTGAGGGCGGAGAGACGGAAATAGACGGGCCGCTGCTGGTTATGAAAGCAGCCGGATCAACCACCATCCGTTTACTGGCCGGATATGCGTCGAGCACCGGGGACTTTGTCTTTTCGCTCTATAACGAGGATGGAGCGCAGACCGTAGGCATCAACTCCACGGGAGACGCTACTTTTACAGGTGAGATTACGGGTAGTGTAGTCACCGGAGGAACCATTCAGACCGCGACAAGTGGTTCTGTCCGGATCGCGCTCAGCAGCGGAACCCTGGCTGGTTATACTGCAGGTGGAGACAAGATCGGCCTATGCTTTGACATTAATCCCCTGCTTACTACCAACATTGCCGATGTGGGCTTTTGGCACAACAACACAAAAACGATGGAATTTGCCGATCTGCTCATTGCCTACGCCATTCGCCCCACCACCGATGCAACGGGGCTGATTATAGGCAGCACCAAGACAGGAGCCCCGGCTGTCTATGGTGTAGGTATATGGGAGTTCAGCGGTGACATCGGCTTTTTTGGCTCCACCTCAAGAAGCAAAACCGCGGTTTCCAACCTATCCACCGCCGCAACACTGGCGGGGACGATAGATAAGTTGAATGAGTTGATAGACGCATTGCAGAGTTATGGCTTAGTCTAGTTGCGCTTCTTCCACCTCCTGCCATATGATGGTTGTGAAAGGAGGTGTCGTCATGCGTGGTTTTATAGCGGGTTTTGTAATTGGAGTGATATTGGTGACGGGTGCAGGTGTGTATGCCAATCCTGATCTAATAGGTCGCAAGATTGAGGGAACATTCCCGTTTTTCATTAAAAGCGAACGCGCTCCCCTGGATGTTATTGTGGTCAACGGCACTAGCTATGCGCCGGTCCGGGCTATGTGCGAATTGCTCAAGTACAGGGTATGGTTTGATGAATCCAAGAGGCAGGTTCATGTAGACGCCCCGCCCACCACACCCGATTCTATCTCAGAAATAAAGTATATGGTCGCAACCAATATTGACGGGATCGGTAATAACTACGAGGTATTCACCATAGAGCAAGACGGGGAACTGTTTGTGGAACTGACCCCGTTTGGCAAGTATTTCAGCTGGAAGAAGCCTGTCGCCACCATAACTATACCAAGTACATCTTCGGTAGATATTACAATCGCGGATGGTTATGAACCAGGGGTCAGTGGGTTCGTGTACGAGGGACGATGTTACTTAGCCGCAAAAGCCCTGCCCGTTACCGTCGAGATTAGGAATAACCAAACGTTTGGAAATTACCTTTGGATAGGCTTTATTAAGTAACACACATATAGTCCCCAATCCGCAAGGCCGCGAACCAAGCGGCCTTTTTGTTTGGCCGCGAAAGGAAGGGTCGGTTAAGTGGCTGTTACTGAAGACTTCCTCGCACAGAGAAGACGACAGCTTATAGATGCTATTCGGGGCAATGACCCCAATACGGTCCGCATGTATGCCAATGAGGCCATGCAAGGCGGATATCCCCTTTTGCCTCAAGCTGGCAGTGCGGGGCACCGGCAAATGCTTGGCTACAACCGCCAGTATCGCATGGGTCAGCGCACTCCCCCTATGCAGCCCACGTCTTCGCAGGGCATGTTGTCTCAGTTGTGGCAGAGGATGAACCAACAGCCCGCCGATCCCTTCAGCACGCCTTATGGTAAGGCGTATCAGCAGGCCCAGCAACAGGCGGCCGATCTAGCGACCAGAAAAGCCATGGAGTATCTGAACCAAAGGGGAATATTAAACTCCACCATAGCGGGCGACAGGGCAGCGCAAATTCAACAGCAGTACATGACTATGGGCTTGCCTGGCCTTATACAGCAGACCCAAGCTTCGCGCCAGCAGGACTTAGAGAATATGTTCAACTTCTACGGCCTGCAGTTTCAACAAGAGCAACAGGCTGCTGCACAGCAAGACCGTGAACTTGACCGTGCCTGGCAGCGGGTCCAAATGCTGGGGTACGTTGATAACATCGCCTCCATTACCCTAGGCATTCCCGCAGGCACTCCTTCCTATCAAGCCCAGCAGACTTACGAGGCCAGAAAGCACGATATTCGCATGCAACAGATGCAGAACCAGGCCGCCATGCAGAGGCTGCAGGAACAAATGGCTTATCGTACACCCGAGGAGGAGTTACGGGATCAGGCGGCCCAACGTGTCGGCAGCGGGCAGGGTACGCTAGACGATTACAGCATTTTAGGCATACAACCGCCTGCCGAAATGCTGCCTGAGGAGGTTGACCCCAACCAAGAGGTAGCACTAGCTCTGGCGGGATTGGAGTCCACTATTGAAACGGCTCGCCAGCAAGGGGTTGAGCAAGAAGAGTTGGGACGCTATCTTCGCTCTCAAACAATAGCCGCCCTCAAAAACGGGCTCATCTCCCACCAAGTCTATAGTGCGCTTATGAAGGAAATAAACGCCAAGTTCCCCTTCGAATACTGGCCCGAGGAACCCACGGAGGGCGGCATAGACAAGGGTTCGGTAAATCAGGAGTAGGGTGAATATATGGATTCGCTCTTTGATCTATACAGTAATCCCCTCCCGGGAGTAAACGCCCCCAGCGTTATGAAGAAAAAGCAGGCCCCTCCTCGTGGGCAGCCTTCTCTTTTTGACCTTTACAGCACCCCCTTGCCGGGAGTTGCCGGGCTAGGGCAGCAAAAGGGGAAAGATGAAAGGGCACCCTCCGTGCTGGATCGGCTGAGGGCGTGGCACCGGCGACAGGCCGAAAAGGTGCCTGCCCAGTATGCGCCGTCGCTTCGGGCAGTAAATCGGCCGGATTGGGAGCCTAGTACTGGGTTTAGAATCAGCTCGCAACTAGGGGCGGGTTTGGGCAAGGGGCTTACGTTTGGATTAGCCCAGCCTACCCAAGCCATGCCGGGCGTCCCACTTGCCGAGCCACAGACCACGGGCGAGAAGGTGGCGCACGGTGCTGGGTATTTTGCGGGTTCCCTCCTTCCGTTTGGTGCCAGTAGCGTATTGGCCGGACAGCCTTTGGTCGGAGCGGCAAAACCGCTCATAGGCAGAATTGCGTCGCCATTAGGCCGTATGGCCGCTACTGGCCTTGTACATGGGGCTGGGCAAGGGATATTCCTTGAGGGCGGTAAGGCCATAGCAGAGGGAAGGCCAGTCGGCGAAGTGGCTACATCTGCCCTAAAGGGAGCTGCGTTATACGGAGGGACTGAGGCTGCAGCAACGGCGGCTCTAGGGGCTCTGGGGCTAGGGGCTAAGGCGGCTCTGCAAAAAATAACAAAGCGCGGTGCTCCCGCCGCAAAAGCGGCGCCACGGGTTCTTAAGCAAGCAAAGCCCACAGGAGTTGCCTGGCAGGGGAGATTGCGGTCTGCAGCCGATGGAGACCAAGCCATCCTAAGCCGATTGGCCGCCAAGGGCGAGGCCCAACCTGTCAAAGTCAGCGAAATCATCAAAGGGTTAGAAGAGCGACTGGGAGTACCTATCCGTACCGGGCGAACGGGCAAGGGCAAGAAAGTCCTGGGCATCTTTAAGGTGAAGCCCGAAGTTATCCGTAGCCGCAAAGCTCTTGATATAGAGACCATCAGCCATGAAGTAGGACACTTCTTAGATAAGAAACTTGGCTTGGCTCATCCTCGATTTGACGCCGAATTAATGGCTCTAGGGAAGGCCACCTCTGCGGCCAATTATACTGCGGATCAGATACGTCGCGAGGGCATCGCCGAATGGATGAGGCTTTACCTCACTAACGTAGACGAGGCGGCCAGAACGGCCCCTGGTTTTACGGCTCAATTTGAGCAGGTCTTAAACCAAATGCCGGAGTTGAAATCAGCTCTTAGCCAGGCCAAGGAGATGATAACTAGCTACCGAATGCTACCCGCCAAGGAGCGCGTCCTTGCCCGTATATCGACCGAAGGGACTAAGCCTAAGGCCAGGGTATTTGAAGAGGCGTATAAGGGCTTTGTAGACGAGCTGAGGCCGCTTCAGCGAGCTGTTCAAGATATTACTGGCGGTGCGGAACTATCTATTTCTCAGGACCCCTATAGAGTTGCCTGGCTGAGCAGGGGTTGGACGGGTAAGGCGCGCCAGGCCATAGAACGAAGCGTAATGAATGCCGAAGGCAAGGTGATTGGCCCCAGCCTTAAGCAGGTGCTGAAGCCTGTAGCGGATAACCTCGATGATTTCAGAGCTTATATCGTAGCCCGTCGTGCCGCCGAATTGCAGAAACGTGGCATCGAGACCGGGTTCGCCGCTGATGACGTTGCGGAGACCCTGAAGACACTCGGTAGCGATAAGTTTAAGACGGCAGCGGATCAGCTGGTAAAGTTCCAAGATCAGGTCCTGGAACTATTTGCCCGAGAAACCGGATTAGTATCCGAATCTTCGCTGCGGGCCTTGCGCGAGCTGAACCAAAACTATGTTCCCATGTACCGAGTATTCACTGAGAACCCCAACGCTACCATAGGATTCGGTAGCCGTGGATTTGTCAACCTGCCCTCCCCTATCCGGCGGATCAAGGGTTCAAGCCGCGAAATCATAGACCCACTTGAAAGTATCATCAAGAATACCTACACCCTAGCCAATATAGGTGAGCGGAATGCCGTTGGCCGTGCCCTGGTCGACCTAGCGGAACAGTTTGAAGGTGCGGGCAAGTGGGTTGAAAAAGTGCCCACCCCAGTCTGGGCGCAAAAATTCCAGCTCTCGGAGATAAAGAAGGCCCTCAAGGATTCGTTGTTGTCGGATCAACCGATTGAAAGCATTGTGGACCTGGAGAAGGCGGCCACATTATTCCGACCCGCCGGGCCATCGGCCAAGGAAAACATCCTTACGGTCTGGCGAGGTGGTAAGCCGGAGTTCTTCCAGGTGGACCCTGAGCTATACCAATCTCTGCGGTGGCTGGACCGAGATAGTGCGTCCTGGTATTTGAGAATGCTTAGTATACCCAGCAAAACCCTCCGCGCCGGCGCGATCTTAGACCCTGGCTTTGTAGCACGCAACCCCTTGCGCGATCAACCAATGGCGTATATTCAGTCGCGTTACGGCTATAGACCCGGCACAGATTTTGTGCGCGGGCTATTCAGCGTTTTGCGCCGGGACAAGATGTACCAGCAATGGCAGGCCAGTGGCGGCGCGGCCTCCAGCTTTGTCTCCATGGACCGCAGCTATTTACAGAACAACCTGAGGGATCTACTGGCAGATGACAGATCGCTTATAGGGGCGCTACGTCGGTTTAATCCACTAGAGAGCCTGCGGGCACTATCGGAGCTAACCGAAGAGGCTACCCGGCTAGGGGAGTTTGCTCGCGGAGTGACGGCTACGGGCGGCGGCAAAGAGGGGTTGATGGAAGCTGCTTTGGCCTCGCGCGAGGTTACGCTGGACTTTGCCCGCAAGGGTGTATGGGGCAAAGACATCAATCTGGTCAACGCCTTCTGGAATGCTGGAGTTCAGGGTCTAGATAAGATAGCCCGATCCTTTACCCAAAATCCCAAACAATTCACTTCCCGCGCCATCAAGGCCATTACACTACCTACCATCGCGCTGTTTGCTTTGAACCACAAGAACCCAGCTTACAAAGAGATTCCTCGCTGGCAGCGCGACCTGTTTTGGCATATTCCATTGCCCAGCGGCGGATTCGTAAAGATACCCAAGCCCTTTGAACTCGGGTTGGTTTTCGGTACGCTACCGGAACGCGCCCTGGAATGGATAGTAGATCAAGACAAAACCGCCTTGGACCAGCTGGGCGAGGCCTTCGGTAGTCAATTGGAGAGCCTGTCACCACTAAGGATAAACGCCATTTACCCGCTGTTTGAGGTAGCGGCAAATTACTCCATGTTCCACCAGCGGCCCATTGTTCCACGGTCTGAGGAGAAGCTGCCGCCTGAAATGCAGTATGGGCCTTACACAACCCAAGCGGCTAGGACTGTTGGCGAAATGCTGAACGTGTCCCCCCGCAAGGTGGAGCACCTTGCTCGTGGCTACGCTGGCACGTTGCCGATGACAGTAGCCAGGGCGGTCGACCCGCTGCTGGGGGCTCCACCTAAGCCTGACGAGGGCATGGGCGAGCGTATACCAGGTGTGCAGACGTTACTTCATCAGAAATACCAGCAAGCCGAAAGCATCGACCGTTTCTATCGTGAACTAAGCCGATTGGAAACGGAAGCAAGGGGCGCAAAAGAGCGAAACCAGCGGTTCCGCGAAAAGCCCAAACTGGACCGCATGAAGCGTATTTCACGCGACCTATCTGATCTGAGAAAGCGAGTAGAGGAGGTTCTGTCGTCGCAGAGGATGTCGCCGCAGGCCAAGAAGAAGGAGCTCGACAGACTGCAGCTGAGAATGGTTAATTTGGCGCGCAAGGCGTTGGGCGAGGAATCTGTTAAGTAGAAAGCGGGTGCACGGTTGGACGCTTGGACACAGTTGATCAGCACTGTAGGCTTCCCTATTGCCGTGGCTATTTACCTTCTGGTGCGGCAGGAGAATATCCTGCGTCAGTTGACGCGCTCAGTTCAACTTCTCACACTCGTCGTAGCGCGTTCTGGCGGCGAGGATATTGAGAAGTTGAAGCGCGATTTCGGCATGGAGGGGGATTGATAATACGGACCGAATAAAAAACGAACTACTCATCATTAGGGACGCGACGAACCGCGCCCTTTCTGTTTTGGTAGAGCCTCCTGCAATAGTCGCACCACCTATCACACGGCCTCCGTATGAAAAGTACGGCTGGGGAGTCACACAAGAGCGTCACAACCTACCGATAAAGCAAGTGGAGTACCTTGTGTTGCACCACGACGGTTCTCCAAGAGATGTCAATAAAGCCGCCTTAAGCATCCACGCTTGGCACAGACAAAAAGGCTGGGCGGGGATCGGCTATCATGCGTGGATTCAAAAAACCGGGCTGATAGAACAAGGGCGGCCCCTAAATCGAATGGGCGCACACGCAGACATCAAAAACGGACCTAAGTACAACTGCCGTTCCTGGGCTTGTGCTCTGGCGGGGAACTACTCGCTAGCCAAAACCATCCCGTCGGGCCAGTATCGTGCTGCTATTCACTTGTTTGCTTATTGGAAAACGCTCCGGCCGGAGGCGAAGATTCGGGGCCATGGGGAGCTGCCGGGGTGGTCAACCTCATGTCCAGGCGCAAACGTAGACATGGATCGTTTCAGGTATGACGTAGAGCAATTCCTACTAGGAGGTATCTTGTAATGTGGAAGCAAAAGTTCACTAGCCGTAAGTTCTGGTTGGCGGTAGCCAATGCGTTGTTGATTGTCGCCAATCAAGGCCTCGACCTTAACCTACCAACCGAGGCTGTGCTGGCGATCACAGCCACCATCCTCGGATACATCTTCGGTGAAGCGTATGTAGACGCTCACCGATAGCAACACCCCCCTCCCAAGACGACACCCCCGAGACTCGGTCCGCCTCCACCGGGTTTTCGGGGGTGTTCGTCTTTTATGGCCTTCTATTTTGCCCTGAGACGGCGTGAATATACGATGCGAGACCAATTACCCTCGTAAAACACTTTCTCGCCACCTCGCGCACGCCAGCCGCCTCTGTGGCCATTTTACCCAATCATTGGCTCGCTAAGCCCCATTCGAACCGCAAAACGCCCCAGTGCTTCATCCCTCAGTCGATAATAGACCGTAGTGGAGCAATTCAAGGCGCGACATGTGACCATCCATGGTTCGTTTTTGAAGTACCTGCGTCGGACGAGATCGGTATGGCGGTCCGGCAAGAACTCCATCACGTCCTCAATGGCTCGCACAATGGCGCAAGATTGCTGGTACTCTTCGTCGCCTTCCAATTCCATAACGGCTTTCTGGGTTGTATCTGCATGTGTAGCTGCTTTTATGTAGTCCTTTGTTAGTTTGCGGCCTAGGTGGCGCAGGGCATAATCTTGGGGCCTTTCCTCTGCTAGTTGCTTTAGTAGGGGATAATCCCTGAGTAGTGATTCAATCTCGTTTTTAACCTTCGGGGGTAAAGCCATACGGCTTGTCCCTCCTAGTCTTGGTCGTCACCGGCGTGGACAAAAGCGACCTCCTCATCTATACAAGCCGCCACAAACTCCAGGAGATTCATGGCATCGGCTACACGCTGTTTGAGCCCTTCACCAGTGGTGGTCTCCCAATACCACTCGATCCGCCCGGTTCGCACGGCCTCTTTAATGCTCTGGATGTGCTTCAGCAGATAGACCAGGGCAACCTCACTTGAGGATATGCCCATAAAGGCGGCGATTTCATGGAAGTTCTTGAGCCGATCCCCGCCGGGGGCGTATTCGCTGCCTTTGGCTTTCATGATTTCCTCGCGCCGGTTACCGATCTCCCGGCGTAGCTCATCGAATCGTTCCGGTGAGTAGATCATGCGCCTTCCCCCTCCTGCTCACAGAGCACTATCCGCAGGCCTAACCCGCGAGCCACGATGTACTCCATGTACGCACCCTTGCTCTTCTCCCAGCCGGGTAGGAGAGCAATGGTGTCGCACTTCGACAGCCAATAGATGTCCTGTGCCAGGAAGTCCTCATACTTAAGGCCGGATGTGTGCTCCCAGTCGGCGGTCTGCGTGTGGGGGCAGTAGACAAAGTACCCTTGCCGCGCCCAGCGCTGGGCTTCCTCGTTAGCGCGCTCTATGTTCGCCCTCTTTTGCTCCTCGGTCTCCGCCGTGTACGGACCCGAGATGTAGATGCTCTTTACGTGGTGTTTAGAGAACATAGTAATCCTCCTCATTCACTTCTCGAATTTCAACCTCAACACGCGCAGTGGCGGGATCGGCTAAATGCCGGGTAGTGGTCCCGCCCCATATGACCCGGTCGTTCTTCCAGGCTATTCCATGTAAGGCATCCGTTACAGCCTTGCGGTAGTTGTCGATATCTCCATAACGTCTGTCCTCGCAATAAATGTGCAAGTTAACCTCGGCGGCTTTAACGGGTTTGAGGCCGGCGGAAAGAGCTGCCCACCGCACCTGTTCAGCATACGCTTGGTTTTTGGGTGGATCATACGCACGCCCTTGACCATGGCGGTGCCGCGCCTTCGGAATCGGCCTACCCGGTACGGTGAAGACCCACCTACGCCCCACGAGCTTCCGCCCTCCGATCGACACAAGTAACCGCTACCCAACCGCCCCATTGGTTTGGGACACAAACGGCGGCTAAGCCCGGGTAGATTCCAACTTCTACGCTCAGGTCCTTGCGGGGTATAATACCGGTACGGAGCATGGGGTGTAGGTGCTTTGCTATCCTTAGCGCGGAAAGTCGGCCCTTCCCCCCGTGCTCCTTGTATCTCTCCCTAGCGTGGTCAGTCACTATGACCCGCATTTGACGGTTCCTCCTTTGCCGCAGGCCCCAGCTCTTGCACCTTGCGAACCCTGTTCTTTGTGCCGAGCAAGGCCTCCGCTAGGCTAGTAGGGTTTAAGAAGGTAGCCGAGAGTAGCCGCCCTAAGCATGCCGGACAGCCCTGCCAGATCATGCCCTTAATATCTTTCACGGCACATAGCCCAAAGCAGGGAGCCCCGCAGATAGGACATACTACGCTGGGGTTCTTGTACTGTAGATAGCGATAGATTCCATAGGCCACGCCGACGGACAGAGACACAAACAAGACACCATAAAGCAAAGTCATCGTAACCCCTCCTAGATTAGTTAAAGAGCTTGTCCAACTGGTGATGAGTATACCGGGCCACCCAGATTAGTAGATTAGTCAGTACCGAGACCGCCTTCTGCGCAGCTCGTAGCATGTTTTTAGTGTTTAGCGGCGGGAGTGTTGTGGGTTGGGCTTTGAAGAAGCGCCTTAGCCGTCCCGTGGCATCGCAGGTTGCTTCCATGAGATAACAAAAAGAAAAGGGTGACCCAAGCGCCGCTAGATACCCCCATATCTCGGAACCCGTAAGCCAGCATATAGCCATGCATATCAACCCCAAAACCCCTATCCATGAGGATACTATGGTGCGCACTGTGCCTTGGGGTCTTTCTTTGGGTTTGTGTTCGATATTATCGGTGTCAAAGTTAATTCCAATACCGGCCAGAACACCTCCCAGTACGATACCCGCAGTAAGTAGTACAATAAACCCTTCAACTGTGAGTGGGGCATTATCGGCCATTGCCCTCCCCCTCCTCCTTTCCTTCGCCGACTAGCGTCAGTTCTGCCAGAGACAGCATCTGATCTGTCTCCATATAGCCCCCGTAGGGGTCGCCTGAATAGAGCACTATCTCACCTGTTTTTATGGCCTCAAACATAGTTGGGGCTACTCCGATCTTGAGCTCCCCCCAACGATATCGTATGTACACACACTGACCATCCTCGGTCTCGGCTTCCCACTGCGACGGATATGCGCAACATGTCTGTTTGAGATTATGGATTCGCATTACCCTCCCCCTCCTTGTACTTGTGCCAGAGCATCATATAGATGGCTGCGACATTTTGTATCTCAGCGCATATTGCATTGGGGTCTTGGCTACGAACCGCTTTCAGCAACTCTAATTCCTCTTCACCCAGGAGACCACTCAACACCCAAACCCTCATCTCCTGCCACTGCGGACGCTTCCAATCGTTTCTCCGCAGCGTCTTCTCAATCGCCCGCGCAAACTCAAGGAGTTCAGGGCGGATTTCGATAGCATCACTCATCGGCCTTCTCCTCTCTTTTGACGTTTATACCAGAGGATCATGGCTATGCTAGCCAGTCGCAACAGTGCATCCTGAAATGCATCAGATGTCCACTCTTCATTACCCCAAACATCGCATTCCCATGCCGAAATATCCGCAAGGCTCCATCGGCCATCCCAATCCAGTTTTTCTAGGTCGCTTACCAGTGCATCAACACACATCTGTACTCGTGCGTCACTCATCGGCATCCTCCTCTCCAGTCCAGAAGTCTTCGGGCTTCGTGCGGGAATCGCACTCGCCTCCAGTACCGTCATCGGCGATCTTGCAGAAAAAGATGGCCCCTCTGCGCCCCTCAACAAGGTCATTCCGCCAACGCGCCATCCTGCGACCAAAGCATTCCGCGCATTCGGACGAGTGCTCAAGCAGAACGTAATTGTTGCACCCTTTGTGCCTACAGCGGGGATGGATATCTGGCTTCACGCCGCTCAACCCCCCCTCCCCCCCCTCTCCTTACTGATACGCAGTACCACCAATGGCCAGCTTATGAGCCTCACAAAGCGTATTCACCCATTCCACCCACGGCGCGTCGCACTTTGCTGGCGGAACAACCTCGGATATGATGCCACGAGGAAACACCTGCAAAAGCCCAGTCCCATCTAGTTCTAAATATCGATATCCGTGCCGCCACCCGGTGTCCTTGGGCGCGGGCACCGCTGCATAGATCCAATGAGCAAGGTGCCGCCGTTTGTGCGTTTGTTCCAGCAAAGGCAGACCGAACATGGTCTTCAGCTCTACTATGACCACCTCCGGCCCCGCCTTGACAGCAACAACATCCGCGATTGGCCCACACGCAGATAGCTGCACCTCAGCATATACCTCATATCCTTTGTTTTCCAGCCACTGTTTCACCGGAGCGTAGAGGTCTGTTTCCTTCACGCCGCTCCCCCCTCCGGCTTAACCCGTGCACAGAGTTCGTCCTCAACCAGCTTCGTCTCGGCCCAATCTTCAATGAAACCCAATGCTCTAGCAATCGAGTTGTACGGATAGCGGCTTTGATAGTGGTGGGGGCATTCTTTCGCGATCTGCTTGACCGCAACCCATTCCGGGCTGCGTGCCTCTAAATACTCGCGAATGCCGAGCATTGTTAGTCGATATTGCGATAAGTATCCGCCTTTGCCGGTTCCACCCACAGTCCAAGTCTTATGTAGATCAGTGAGATCGCTCAACCATGCAAGGCTCACGTCGTCTTCCCATTTAGCAGATTCCGTTTTTTGAGCTTTTAGATAGGTCTCCTTTGTGTCAAAGTTGTATCGTTCCTCGATTTCCAATAACCCCGTGCCGTCCATTCTCAAATACCGCAAGCCTGGGCGAGGCCACTGCCGACGCTGCAACGCTGGAACCGCCGCATATATGAGATGTGCGCGCTTTCGCCACTTATGGCACTGCTCCATCAGAGCAAGGCTGAGTGAGGTTTTGAGTTCGACTATAACAATTATTGGCGCTCCGTCGTCGTCTTCCCTAACCCCTACCACATCCGCGACCGCGCCCGAGCTGCCTATTGGGATTTCGGGATATACCTCGTATCCCTGTTCCTCCAGCCACTGTTTTACGGGTGGGTAGAGGTCTGTTTCCTTCATGCCGCTCCCTTCCTCGCCAGAAACCCGTGCAAATCCGCCTGACATGACAGACACAGCCTATGCTTGACCGGCTCGAGGTGGATACATGAATATGTCGTCAGGTTCAGGTGCGGGCTATGTTCAATCTCTCTGCCACACCTGGTGCAGATCGGGTTTCGAGGCGTCGTTAGTCCTTCGCACAGGATATACAACCCAAGAAGTAAAGCCATGGATATGATGAACCCTATTATTTCCCCGGTCACGCCGCTCCACCTCTCAGAATCTAACCAACCATACCTTAAACGCGAACCCCTCGGTTCCGTCATCCGGAACCCACTGTAGTTGCCCTAACTCAACTGAACAAGGCTCCACATCGTCCTCTAATTCGAGCTCTACCCTTGCGTCCTGGATAGCGTCTTCCTTGTCAGGGTAGAATGAGGCCTTTATAAAAGCCACACTCACCTCGTACTCAAAAGGAGCCCATACCGCCGAATTGCCGTAGCTTCTTCCGCTTTCAAGTTCCCAGTCTCTCACGCTACCGCCCCTCCTTTCACCCTTCTGAGCAGTTCGCCGTACCGCAATTCCGCCGCCCTCAACTCCAACAGGGCCGCATCGTGGTAAGCGGCGTTGGAGCCCGCTATCTCGTTCCAGCGGTTCCGGGCCTGCCGCACCTGATCCGCAGCTTCGTCTAGCTCAGTTACTAACACTAGTTCCATGGCTGTCCCCCTCCGTGACTCTCAACTCATTGCCAACCCCGTCCACCAGCGCAGGAGCGATCTTGATAACTTGTGGCTCACCAGATTTGATGTAGTCACATAATTGCGGCGGACTTACGAACTCACCATAAACGAAGCAGTATATTCGTCCACGGTGAGATGGCTGGAAGTCGATCGCCCATTTACAGCCGCCACAGAGATTCATTGTGGCTCCTGTACAAGGGCCAGCGTGTCGCCCCAGCTATCTACCAAGGTATGTGGCTGCGTAGAAGAAACCCTAAGAATCTGCTTTGCTGGTCGTTTGGAGAGATCAACTGCATCATACTCCGAGCAGTAATACTCCGAATCCACAAAAGCCCAGCGCGTGAAGCAATAGGTGCCCAGGTAGTAATCATCTCCTGCGCGGAGTTCCAGACCCCATTTACACGTGCCACAGCACTTGGTGGGGGCAAAATCTTCCTCTGGGTAGCAAATCGGCTCCGGCTGGTTCATCAGGAATCCTCCTCCGCGCATTCAGGACAAAGTAGACGAAAGTTGCGGACTTCCCACTCCGGCGGAATCAAGTGCGATAAGCCGAAATCCCGCCCTCCTTCGTAAGAGACAAGAACCATTGACTCTCCGCAGTTGTCGCACTTCGCATGAACCCATAGTTCACACTCTGCGCACCGTCTATCACCCCAGGGGAAGAGGTAGACCAAATCATCCACGCGCTTCTGCCAGCTCTCACCTTGCCAGTGCGAATTATCGAGATTGATTTCAACGTGGTACCCCTCGCCGTCCGGTGCACATACCCACTCCGACATGCTGTCGCACCCTAGCGAGATCGCGATATCAAGAGCGTCCCGCAGAACCTTCAAACCATCGCGGTTGCCATACACGTGTAGTTCATCGTGTTGTATAAACTGAGGTCGAACCATCAACAAGGGTGGTTGCTCTCCGTCCTTGTGTTCTATCAGTTGCCAGTTCACTTCAACCCCTCCTCTACGATAATCAAGAGCGACGCTAGTGCCATGCCACCACCCGCAATACCTAGCGAAATTGCGTATATCGGGTCTGCTATCCAAAACGAAAGCACGCAACACACAATCGAGAGACAAAATATCACATGAGGACAATAGCGCCAGATCATCGTGGCCCCTCCCCATACAGCGATTCGAGAGCCGACCAGAGCCCCTCGATCTCCGCCTTAGCCGCATCTACGTCGTCCGCCCGGCCCGTAAGCATAAAATGGGTCGGGCCACGTGTTGTGCTCCCACTTAAGCTTCATTGTCGTCCGGCTCTCCGTAGGCCGAATCGAGCAGTGACCATAGACGTTCGACCTCGGCCTTGGCATCTGCCACGCTGTATTCAGTGCCAGATGCACAAATCTCGGTATCGCCAATCGTTCGTTTACACGACCAACGGTACTCGCCCCGTCCCTCCTGGATGTAGCAACGACCGTATCCTGAGGGGGTAATTATTGCATGGTCAGAGTCCAAAAAACATCCCACCCGTAGCAACTCCTTTGGGGCATAGACCCCGTTAATCGGTCGTAACTCCCACTTAAGAGCCATAGAAAACACCTCCAGGCACGAGGGGCACAAAGGGCATGTCCGTGCCGTCCTCCATGATTTCCAACGCACCTTGGGGTACCTCAATCATCTGTTGCTGAATAGTCACAAAACACTTGCCGTCATCAGGCTCGCGCATCCCCATCACCATGCCTTTGAGGGTTGCGGCCACACGCACCCGCTTCCCCAGCAAATCAGCGCCCTCACCCATCGACTTCCCCCTCCTTGGTGAACACACACGTCATACCCACAAGTAAATCGCCCGGAGCGTACCCGGGTACGGTGGGTATGACTGAAACATCAATGTACGCAACCCCCTCAGTCTGGTAGTAGCTAGCGATCTCGTGTACTCTCCGCACCGCAGGACTAGTGCTTTTGTCAACCACTACTTCCGCCCGCAGTACATCGTCGCCATCCTCGTTCTGTACGCCGTAAATAACCCCAACGGCTAGGACTCCGGGAACCTCCAATGCTTCCTCAGCAAATTCGACAGCCTCCCGCTCACCAGAGAGTTCAACGTCTTCAGGGAGAACGTAGGTGAAATCGCACTCCAAGTCGTGTGCAATCATGAACACCTCGGCCAGTTTCCCCGGAAACCCGATAACACCCCGCAACCGTCGTTTCCCAACCACGATGCCCTGAACAAACCTCTCCTTGCGCACCCACCGCCGATTCCTCCGCTCCAGCAGCCGCCTAATGATGACTCGCTGTCCTAGCTCGTACACTGTGAACCCTCCTCGCGGTAGACATCCCTACAGATCCTCAGCGCATAGAGTAGTTCGGTTGCACATACTTTGTTGCGCCCCGCCAATACGGCGGTCTTGATAGCGTCTCGGCAGGCGCGGGCAATTTCCGCTTGGCTCAGGTCGCGGCTGTCCTTAATTGTCTGTTCCAGCCACTGCCCTTGGTAGGGACCCAACAGATTCTCAATCAAGTACTTCCGCTCCTCATCTGATGGGCGCTCATAGTACAACACATCATCAAACCTGCGAAAGAGAGCCCGATCCAGCAAATTCGGGTTGTTAGTGGCTGCCACTATGAGACTGTCAGATGAATCCTGCTCGATAAACTGCAAAAAGGAATTTAGCACCCGGCGCATTTCGCCCACATCGTTTTCCAGAGAACGCTCTCCGCCGATGGCGTCGAACTCGTCAAAGAGATAGACGCCCGCTTCTTCGCTTTGCATGAGGTCGAATATCTGCCGCAGCTTGGCGCTGGTTTCTCCCATGAACTTGGTGATCAAACGATCTATCTGAATGGTGTACAACGGTAGCCGCAGTTCATGAGATAGCACCTTCGCGGTCATGGTTTTGCCAGTGCCCGGGGGACCGATGAGCAAAACCTTCCGACGATGTTCTAGGCCATGGGTCTTGAGTCTGGTCCGTTGCCGATACTCAAGGATGATCCTGTCAATGCGCCCCTCGAGAGCTGCAGGCACGACCAAGGCAGACTTAGGCACACTCGGTTCTTCTGCCACGATCATCCCGCTTAACCGCTCAGGATCAGCTTGCTTTATCTGCTTAGCCGCCATTGCTCACGCACTCCTCTTCGCCCTCTGCTTGTGACCCTTCCAGGGTTGCGTGGAACTCGCCGAGGTATTCCATGCGCTCCAGCATGACGGCATATTCTGCAGCGAGTTTCCAGTTCTCCCCTGGCTCTTCACCGCCGGTTATCACCTGTATGGCACGCGAAGGAACATCTGCCCCTAACGGGTCTTGGGTTATTATCAACTTGGTGTACGTCATGCGTTTATCGTTGTGTGCATCCGCCGACGCAGTGACTTTCCAAATAAAGCCCCATGTCTTTACGCGCACATCACGCACTCCTCTCGAAGGCCCTCTCGTCCCGCCACTCCTCGTCTTTACGCCAACCCCTCCAGCCATTGTAACGGCTGCGAAGCACGCCCTGAGCCAACAGATCAAACAGCATAACAAAGCACTCAATCGCTTCCCTCTCAAGAACGTGTTGCATGACGCGCAGGGACCAGCCGTCTTCCCATAGTCGCTTCAACCGAGAAATCTGCGAATTCGGCCAGAACAGCTCCCGCCCGTCCAGCGCGATCCGTCCCTCCTCTGCGGGCTTGCCGTTCACGAAACCCGGCGCGTCGTATTCAGCCCTCACTGGGTTCCCTCCCTACCTCGTCACCCCATACAATCCATCCAGGCGCCCGCTCACGCGCGAATAGCTCTAGATATGGCGGTGGGCTGACGACCTCAATCATCTCGCGCATTTCGTCCGGCTTCTGAGAGTGCTTCCGACGCGGGGCATGAATGATTGTTACTCCTTGCGCTCGCTTGCCGTTGGGCCGCTTCCGGTACGGAATCCGACCCCGTACCCCAAACAAACAGTGCTCTGTCTGGCCCCGGTAATACTGACCTAGGCCGAACTTGTCCTTGGCCCAAGTGATGGTCGTAATGTATCGGTACCCCCACGCTTTCAACACCTCCAAACCTGCGGGTAGGTAGTTATTCGTAACCCATAGATAGCAGTGTGAATCGGGGGCCATGGTGTTTTGGATGTCGTCGCCCATAGCCTTGATGTCGCTCACGCACATGAGCTTGTAGTGGCGATCCGCACCGCGTTTGATTCTGCCCCCCCCGTATTCCGGCCAGGGAGGGTCAGCGTATAGGGTTGCGAACGGTCCGCAGGGTAGGTTCACTACGTTCCCCCCCCTAACTTCCGCCTCAGGCTCTCACCTTTGAGGACTACAACCTCTGAGGTTTCCCGCCAGCGGTCGTAGAGCCGCTCTCCATATGTCCCACGCAGGTCATCCGGCGCTAGGTTGGCGGTTATGACAGTCGCCTTCTTCTCGTTGTACCGCTCGGCTAGGATCGCCATGACTTTGTTGCTGGTGTAGTCACTGCGGTACTCCTCGCCCACGTCGTCGAGGATCAGGAGAGGATCGGTGCGAAGCGAATCTTCGTACTCGGCCCATGTTTGGCGGCTGGTGGCTTTCAACATGTTGCACCGATCTAGCAGGTTGGCAAGGTCTATCCAGGTGACCTTGTGCTCCAGGGCCAGTGCGGCATTGGCCAGGGCCGTAGCCAGCGTGCTTTTTCCACACCCCACAGGGCCAAGCAGGATAAGCCCCCGTCCCTCTCGTAGCCGCTCGGGTAAATGTTGCAAGTAGGCCTTCACCCGGACGAACTGCTGCGTGTTCGGCGCACGAGGGGAGAGGAGGGGCAGCCATGCGTCACGATACCGCTCCGGAATACCCGCTGCGTCTTGCTGATTGCGGAATTTCTGCCGTCGCTTCCGACATTGGGTCTCATGCACAGGGTTACCCCACTCCGGGCAGGTACGACCGTCCCGCAGGGTGCCCTCTATGCAGGAGGTAGAACTGGTGCACTGAGACGGGTCAGCAGAAACCGTCAGCCCACTTTGCAGCTTCCGCATCCCAGTCAACTTGGCTTGGATCGCGCTGGCGGACAGTCGCTCTGCCACCGCTCTTCCCCCTCTCCTCAGGGTCGTAGTTAAGCCATTCCTCCACCTTTTCGTCCTTCCGGAAAATAAACTCCGGGGTAGCATAGACCTTGGCGTTGGGGTTCTGCCCCACATGCCACGGTGAAGCTCGGATATTGGTTACTGCGCGACATAGCTCCTCGACGGAGTAGGACTTGAGGCGGGCTTTGATTGCGCTTTTGCGGGTTTGGGTAAACTTCAGGGACCGCTTCCAGACATCCGAGAACTGCGCTTGGTAGTGGCCCCAAACCTCGGCGATGGGATCAGGGATATCTTCTGCTGTTTCTGAAGATAAGGAGGGGGAATCGTCGTCGTTCGACGATATGTCTTTATTATTTACTTTAGTATACTTTACTTTACTTTGTGGGTTTCTGTCGGAGTTTTCGCTACAGAAACCCTCCTCAGCCGAGTTTATGTCAGCAGAAACCCCGCTCACCCGGGGTTTCTGTGGTACAGAAACCTTCCTACGGGCGTAAACCTCGCTGATATTTTGAACAAAGTTATCAGACCAAATTATGCCCTCTGCCCATAAATCAGGGTCGATTGCCCCTAATTCTGCAAGTAGATTCAGGATAGCGTCTGCAGTATCTCGGCTCACCCGAGTTTTTGCAAGCAGAAACTCCACGTCAACGGGGTTTATGTATGCATAAACGTGGCCGTCGGTCCCGCCTAGAATCTCAAGTAGCTTAAACCAGAAGGCATAGCCGTCGTTGCCGAACCGGCTTTCGAGGATCGTGAGCGTCTTGCCGCCTCCAACAAAGTGAGGGAAGTAATCTATTGTGCGCTTTGTCGGTCTAGCCACGATTTCCGACCTCTCGTGCATGAATCAAACCGAACCCGCATAGACTACGCTGGGGAGAACTAGTCTTCTATATCCGCTGCGCGTGCTCATCTGTGTATTGCATCCGCCGCAATGTCGGCGATCTCCGAGATGGTCCAGTCAGCCATCACTGGACACCTCGCCCTCATCAACACACTGCCAAACACCACACACGGCGCTCCTCAGTTTGTCGGTGTAGTAGAAGGCCTCGGCGTCTTCCTCCAACCAGTCAGCAGTAGCCTCAACGACCTCAATTAGCCGCCCTAGAGCCATGTAGAAACGGGCGTTCATTGTTCCCCCTCCTCTCGGTCGTAGAAGGCCTGTAGGTCTTTATTGTCACAGCCCGGCGCGAGACTACCTGTTGCTTGGTAGCACAGCCCGATGTACTGGCTATAGGCTGCGGTCCGTTCTCCTCCGGCGCGGCGCAAGGCTTCCCTCGCCAGAGCGGGGTGCACTTTCTCGGGATTGGGTTTACTCATCAGTAGGCGCCTCCTCGTTGCGCTCCTCCTCGTCGCGTTCCAGGATTACTTCCAGTAGCTCCTCAAACATGGGTGTGCTACCGTTATAACCGACACAGCGCGGGGCAATCGTCTGCATCTGTTCGGGGGTTAGTTCCACGGTTACGATTCGCTTCCGATAAGGCGTGATTTGGTTTTCGTGCATGACGGCGCAGGTGGTAACCCAAGTGTCCGCCAAAACAAAGTGCAGCTTCACTGCTCCCCCTCCTTTTCCAAGGCGTCTTCTATACACATCTGGACTTCAAGCACGGTCTTCTTTAATTTGTTGAGTGCACAATCACCGAAGTCAGGGTCGTCCTCCAGCCACTCGATGGCAGTCTCGACGAGTACAATCAACTGACCTAAGGCAAAACTCAAAGGCGCGTTCACTGTTTCCCCTCCTCACTTACACTCGCTGATAGCCCAGCCCACAGCGGCGACTAGGGCTGTCAGTGCCAGGATCAGCTCAAGAGATTTCAGAAACGCCGTCATTGTCGCTCTCCCCGCTTCTTCTTCAGCGCACAAAAGGGGGCACCGCAGCCGTGGCTGTAGTTGTCACCGCAGTATTGCCGCGCGTCCCCCGCCCATGGGTTGATTTCGTAAAACAGGTCCCGGCGGCGGCCGGGCTCGGCCCATTCCCACCGCACAAGGCACTCCCAACAGAACCGCCCGGTTCGGTGCAGTATCAGCCGTATCCAGCGCCGCATAAAGCGAGGTGCCCGGTCAGCGAGCCAGCAGAGTGCTTCCAGAACATCGTGGTAGATGTCGTTCAGCAGGGCGGTCATTGGCCCAGCATCCCCAGAATGGCCCGAAACGCATAGTAGTCTAGATTGGCTAGGCGGAATATTCCATCATAGAAGTAAATACCGATAGCAACCACAAAGGGCAGCCCAAAAAGGGCGGCCCCGAACAACCAATATTCCCACCCGTAACGGTTGCCCTTACGCAGTCGCTGCGCAACAATAAAGCAATATATTGCGGTGGCTATAGATACTGCAGTTAAAAGCATTCCAGCGACGAAGCAGAACCAACCCACCATCACCTGCTGCTTGATTGTCACAGCCCATAGGTGTTCCACCGTGGTGCCCAGCTTGGCCGCCAGCTCTTCGAGAATCTTTGTGAGTCCCTCCGGTATGGTCACCGCAGCAACCCCCTTGCGACTGTGCAATACACCATCCAGCCAACCACTAAACCCAACACAATATAGGGCACCCACCGCTGGATAGCGAACATTCTATCCCAGTAGTACGCCCACCGCTTCTCCCAGTGCTCCTCGTCGTAACTCATCTCAGCAATCCCCTCTCCCTGGATTCCGCCGGGTGTTCGTGTACCCAGCGATGACACTCAAAGCACAGCGTAATCAGGTTCCCTAGATCGTCCTTCCCGCCCCGCCCCCTTGCCTTCAGGTGGTGTGGGTGCAGACCCCGAGTAGACCCGCACCGCTGACACCGCCACCCGTCCCGGTCAAATACCGAACGTCGCAGCTGTGGACCTATCCCTCTGTAGTGCCGCTTCAGCCGTGATCTCGAGCGATTGAGCGGTTTGTTGGCTTTCAATGGAGTGGTACGTTTGAGCGGCGACTTCTGGCGCAGTGGTGTTTTACGACGAAGGCTGCTGTTCCAGCTCATCAGGGTACACGGCAACCCGCGCAAGAATATAGTCGTGCATGCGCTGGGTGAGTTCTAGGAGGAGCGGTGTGCCTATCACGTTTAGATACATGGCCCGCTGCTTCTTATACTCCGGGCCAACAATGGCAGATAAGGCACTGTCCAGCCGGGCGCCTTCCTCTAACGCACTCTCCTCCCAGTACTGGACAAGTTCGTCCCTCATGGCGCAAAGCTCAATGAGGCTGTACCTCGCAAAGTCAGTCTTCACCTGTTGTATCATTCCTCTTCCCCCTCCCACAGGGTGTGGCTAGAACTCGGGAAAGTCGTCTTCGTCAGCGGTGGAAGCGTCCTCGCCTTTGGGCCAGTCGAGGAACCGGACATTTTCTGCAACTACCTCGTATGCCTTGCGCTTCTGCCCGTCCTTTTCGTAGGTACGGGTCTGCAGGCGGCCTTGTACGGCGACTAGGCGGCCCTTACCGAGATGCTTGCCCACGGTCTCGGCCAGCTTGCGCCAGCAGACCACGTCGATGAAGTCGGTTTCCTTTTCGCCCTGCTGGTTGGTGAACGGCCTGTCCACGGCTAGACAGAAGTAACAGCTGGCGTTTCCGCCGGCGGTATAGCGTAGGTCGGGATCGCGGGTCAGGCGGCCTATCAAAATGACCGTGTTCATTCCGCATTCTCCTTGCACTCGGCACTCCACAGCCAGCGCTCAGTCTTCTGAGCTTGCTGCCTGGCTATGGTTACGATAAGTTGCTCCACCAAAGGCAGGGCCACGTCTGCAATGGCCTCCTGTATATTTTGCGCTAATACTCTGCGGGTGATCTCTCGCCGGTCAGCCCCGATGTTCGGATCTGTTGAAAGCATGTTCCCTACTCCCTCCCGGGGGCGAGGAACCCCTGATTCCCCGCCCCCCAACGATGTATCTCAATAGCTGTCCTTCACAGCCTCCAGTATGTCGTCCAGGTCTTCTTTGGTGTGGTATTGCGCGTTGCACAGAGCGACATGCAGCGCATGTAATACCTCCCTGACTATCTCGACATACTCTCCGTCCCTAGAACTCAACCCTCCGGGGTGGCCTATCTGCGTCGGATCGGGTACGCAATTAAGGGTGGCAGACACTTAGCCCACCCCCAGGTCAACGTCGCCGTCTTCTACGGGCGGCGGATCGCCGATGTCGATGTAGTCTTCCTGATCGGGGTGGTGGGGTTCGTCTTCGGGACTGGCCTTGACCGTCTCGTCATGGGCAATGCTCTGTTGTATCTCAACCGAGACGGGCAGGTACTTGAACATGTAGCGGATAACCGTCTTTTTGGCCATCTCGTCAAAATCGGTCACCCACGGCCCACTTTTGGCCGCCGCAGACCGCTGCCGCCGTTCCTCGACCTTTTCCATCGGCATGAACTCAAACTGGTAGCCACCGTCTTTGAAGTGCGCGACAGCGTAGTATCCGATTACCTTGCCGCGGTCGGACATGGCGGGCTTGTGAACGAGTTTGGGCTGCAATCCGTACTCATACTCGAACTCGTCATTTTCCCGAACCTCGTGGGCATATATGCTCTGGATGTTTCCGCTCCGCCTCGCCAGGTCGATCATACCTTTGTAACCGATCATGAACTGGACTTCGTGGGTCCCCTTCTTGTTGTTTTTGAAGGGGATGAGATAGCAGTGTCCGAGGAGCCCCGGTTCAAGGCCGAGCTGTGCGGCCTGCATGACCGCTCCTAAAAGGCTCGCTACGGTGCATTGCTGTAGCTGGGGGTTGAGGCGGATAGTCGTCATTGCGATCCGGGTAAGCCTCTCAGCGTCCAGGTGCTTAGGCAGTGCCCGCTGTATCTCGGACTTCTGCCGCTCCAGATACTCCCGGATCGCCATTTCCGGTCGCTTGCCCTTGGTAGGGGTGACGGCCTTCTCGTTCAGTTTTTCCTTCAGGTCTTTAGGCATTATAATTCCCTCCTTCTCAGCGGACCGTGAACCGCCGATATTCGCTCTGCGTGCAGAAATCCTGGTAGATGTCAGGGCGCGCTTTCCGGAGCGCCTTGCTGTCGAACCGGGTACTGGTGACCTGTTTCCAAGACACCACTCGATCCCCGCAGAAGCCCTGTTCGCGGCTACCGAGCAGGGACTTGAGGCCGTTAGCCGCAGCGTCTTTCCGTGCCTTGGCGGCCTTTTCGTCTGCGCTAGCAGCTTGATATTCGGCTATGAGTTGCTCTGCGGTGGGCGGGAGTTCTATGGGTTCTCCCTCTTCGGCGGTGGGATACAGGGCGGCGAGTAGGTCTGAGGCCGCACCTGTGCCGTCCATTTCGGGCGGGGTCCGGTTCTCTACCAGTTTCCAGAAGTCAGATTCTATCTGGACGAGGGCCGAAATGACCTCTTCGTCCCTGTCTATGCGTGCGTGCTGGTACTGTTGCCCACCGATGAGAACCGCCACATAGGCGTATTCCAGCCCCGTGACGGCTAGCTGATGCTGGACCTGGACCTGGACCTCCTCGGGCACCTTGCCGTCCGCCCACTCGTCCTTATTCCAAGCCCCGGTCGTCTTGACTTCAAGGACCCCCCAGCCGTTCTCGGGGTCGACAATCAGCCTATCTATGTTTGCGAGCATGTGCGCATATTCGGGGTGTTGGAGGATCGCGTTCCTACGCTGTACCTTGAGGCCTGTCCGACGTGCGAACTCAGAGGCCACCACGTCTTCCAGGATGGTGCCCCACTGCATGGCCTCGTTGTCTGTCTCGTCGTCCGGTGAGATGTCCTGTACTTTGTCTAAGTAGACCGCTATGGGACCACTCCAGCGGCTTACCCCCGCCACAGCGGCGGCGTCTGAAGAGCCGATCCCCTTCTTACGCCACCTCAGCCATTCCACGCGGTCCATATCCTTTGTGGAGCAGAGAACCTCGGCTCGTAGAGGCATTGCCATTGTGTTGTCACTCCTTTCGTGCTATCCTGGAGGAGCAGGCGCAAGTGACCTTACCTCCTGGACTGGGGTTATGTGGTTACCTTCGCGCCTGCTTCCGTTAGTTTTTGCCTTCTCCACCGACACCAGGAAAAAACGTCCCGCTGGAGCGGCTGGATTGCCCTGCAGACCTTCTCCCAGTCGGCTTGACTGAGTGTGACATATAGGTCCTTGTCTCCCCGGACCAGATGGAGTGACCACTGCCCGTTGATTTTGTGTGCCTCTGCCTTCAGGGGCCTGTCCTCGGCCTCGTTATCCTCGAGGCTGATCACTAGTGCCATGGTTATCCCTCCTTTTTGAGAAGATCGCAGAAACGGTCAACGTCTAATTCCAAGGTCTCCGCCCAACGATGGGCTACAGGGAGGCTTGGTGTTCTGTGCCCCCCCTCAACCATAGAAACGTAGGACTGGTAGACGCCCAGGCGCTCCCCCAGCTCTTGTTGGCTTAGCCCTAGTGCTTCCCTTGCCACCCTAAGTGACGTTACCTCGGCCATTCTACTGCCCTCCAGTTCCAACCATATCTAATATAACATCACCGGTGGTTATGCGTCAAGCCATATTCCGGTTGTTTCTTTAGGTTGAGTTGAAATTACTGTGCAGAACTCTGGAAATGTTGTCGGCTTTCTGCATAACCCCTTGTGATATATTTCATTATGTGGTACTCTGTAAGGGCGAGGAGGTGGGTGTAGTGGATTTGAAGGTATTGGGAGCGCGAGTTCGTATGTATCGTAAACAGGCGGGGCTTAGGGGTAGTGACTTGGCGGATGGCGCTGGTGTCACCCAGAGCTATATAAGCGCAATTGAAAATGGGCACCAAATGCCTAGTTTGCGAGTTCTGGCTCAGATAGCCGATACTTTAGGTGTTTCTCCAGCTGTGTTTATTGACGAGCCAACCGAGGAGAATGCGCTGACGCGCCTCATGCGTGAGTTGCCGGAGGCAGAGCGCAAAGAGGTTGTTCAGTATGCCTTTTGGCGATTGGCGAGATTAGCCGCTGATCCGATGACATCAGCGGGTTTTAGCTCGCCGATGATCGCGCAAGTAGCTTGTGCGTGAGGCTGTGAGCTGATACAATTCGCCAGAATTGTAACGGCTAACAGCCAACAGGAAAAAGGACAAGTTGAGCAGGGACTCGCCGTATGCGGTGAGTTTTCAATTTCTAGAAGGGATTTGAATGTTTTGAAAGCTGCAAGAATTGGCGGGTTTTTAACGAAGAATACAGAACCCCAAAAAACACGGAAGGTGGTCGATATGCTTGGACGGTTCCGTCACTACCTACGGTACAGGCAGGGCGTTACGAGCCAACCGCGCATCGACTGGTATTGTCTGTGGATTGCGCGCTGGCACGACTACCTACTTGGGCAGCAGTTAGGCCTTACCGATGCCGATTTGTACACCGCCGCGGCTTTTGTAGACGAGTTGATAGGCGAATATAAACCTTCCACTATAGTGCGAATTCAGTCCATGCTCCGAGTGTATTATCAATTCCTGCAAAGTGAGGAAAAAGCTAAGAGCAACCCCTTTGACGGCATCAAGCCACCTACCGCACAACGAAAGTCGCTACCTAATGTACTGACAGAGAATCAAACGGCGAGACTACTGGGCTCCTTTCCCAACACTCCTATTGGGTTCCGCGACCGGACTGCCTGCACTTTGCTCTATGCCACCGGGTTGCGGGTTGGGGAGCTGGTAGGGTTAGACTTGGACGATATCAACTGGGAAGGTGGTGAAATACGAGTGAGACATGCCAAGCTATCCAAAGACCGGATTGTCTGTGTTTGTGAATCGGTGCTGGAACTTCTCGACGAGTGGATCAGCCACTGGCGGAAAAAGTTCCCCCGATGGGACGATTCACTGGCGCTGTTTATCGGATACGGTAGTGAGAGATTATCGCGAATGGCTGTTTCCCGTCTGTTAGCCACTGCGTCAAGAAGAGCGGGAATAAGGAAGGTAAAAGCGCACACCCTCCGACATACGTGTGCAACCCACCTGGTTGAACACGGTGCCCCATTAACGGCTGTGCAAGAGCTCTTGGGGCATGCGTCTCTTCAGAGCACTCAGGTCTATCTCCACGTCAGCCGGGAACATGTGCGCCGCCACTATATTACCTCGCACCCCCTGGCTACGCAAGCTGTCACGGTTTAAGTAGTTTGGGTTACAGAGTAAGGCCCTCTCTTCGGAGGGGGTTTTCATATGGGACCATCGGTGTGTAGTTGGGAATTATTCCCCTATAAAGCGCCAACTCCCCTAGCGGGGAGAGGCATCAGAGGGATTCAGCTCTTGCACCGTGAGACCACTCATACGGCGCACTATGATTTTACTCCTCCTCGTCACACTCCGTCAAGTCGAAGGCGTGATCCTTTTCGTCTCGCAGCAGGTCTTCGATCTCGTACTCCTCAAGGTGGGGAAGCTGCCTCAAAATCTCGCTGATCCCGACGACCTGGGCCTGCTCGGGCGCAGTGCACTCGAGGTGCCCCTGCGGTTCGACCCGCTGGCAGAAGTCACAGGTTTCACAATCCCACGCCGGGTTGACGTGACACAAGTCTCGCCCCAGGTAGGCACGTATGATCCGCGCGCCATCTAGCCGATATGTCTCCTTAACAGTAATTTCGGGTCGTAGAGCCTCCGCGTCGTGGTGGATAGTCTTCTTGATTGAGATGGTCATTTTGATCCCCTCTCTGCCGGGTACAAGGCCCCCGGCCAGGCCAATTGGGTTTACTCGGACTGCTTCTGCGCCTGCATCTCTAACTCTGGGAGGTGCGCCCGTAGGCACGCCTCCACGACATCCTTTTTCGTCCAGCCCAGTGCAAAAGCCGCCTGGGCAACTCGCTCCGAGAGCTCAACCGAAGTCCGGAAGTGCAGTGCGATCGTCGGCTCGGCCATTGTTTAGTCCCCTTTCTACAGGTCGTCAACCTTACGCAGGTAGGCCGGATATAATTGCTGGTTCCCTTCCCAGAGCCACAGATCTAGGTCGTGGCACTTGTCGCCGAAGGCGTGCATTATGTCGTCTTGGAGTCTGGGCGTGTCAATGCAGTCGGCGAGCCATGCGCCGCTTGGTGTTTCCGATATCATTCCGCCCTTTTCTACGACGACTGCCGCCAACATTACTTTGCCTTCTGGCGTTCTACCTTTGATTTCGTATTGGGGCGCCACTCTATCCCCCTCCTGGACTTAGTCTGACGGCAACCTGCCTCGTCAGGCGCAGGCGGTCAGTCCTGCGCGACGCCCCGCGTGGGGCGTTTCGGCTCAGATCTTCTCCAGCGTGGGAACGTCGGCCCCCTCGCCGTAATGGAGGAGGCCAGTGGTTTCGAGCACATGGCGGAGCGAGGTGCCCCCCCCATACCCGAGATCGGACGCGTTCAGATTCTCGTCCTCCGGGAGGATTCCCGCCTCCCAGAGTGCCTCCTCAAAGGCGGATATGGCTTCTTCGTAGGTGCCTTCAGTGGTGACGTCTTTCTGGCCGGGGATACTGATGCCGAATTTCATTTTCCATTCTCCCTTCTGCCGGGATAGGCTCCCGGCGGGCCAGCCAATCGATGTACGCAGATATCAAGTCCTCCGTGCGGATGGTCATCCATGGACAGTCAGGCGAATGTAGGAGGATAGTCCCTCCGCCCACACTTATCCCCAGCCCGTACTCTCTGCCCGTGTCGTCCGTTCCACGGGCAAGCTCCTCCCACAAGTATAAAGTCCCGTCGGGTTTCTGCGTTGTGCGTACGGTTATTTGCTGCGACATACTTTATTCACCTTTCGCATGGATTCTGATGGCCCGAGCACACTGGCGGCACTCGGCCGCAGTCTCGGGCAACCCGATTTGGTCACGACATTCGGCAATCTTTTCGAGCTCCCGGGCGATTTCTGTGGCGGCGGCCCCAACCGGCCAGCGGCTCCACCTATCTGCGAAACTGGGGAGCATGTGTGGCACATACTTGGTGATGGTCGTAGTGACTGTGGAGTACGACATCTCGCTCATCTCTGAATCCCTCCTGGACTGGTTTGTGTATAAATCATACCACGTGGCTGTGTTGCTGTCAACATATATTGCGGGATTTTCTGAAAAAATCTCAGCACCCCGAAACCCGCATGGGGAAAGGACTTGCGGGGATTCCGAGAAATGAGGCGTGAAAAAACCGTGAAAAACTCGTGAAAAAACCGTGAATCACGAGGCGGAAAAATGTGGTACCGTGGTAGGCGAAGAGCTGTGTCGTTTTCGCGCGGCTCTTTCTCTTTTTTGAAGCTGTTCCTTCATTATATACGGTTTGTTGGGTGTGAAGCTGTGAAGAAAACCGGATCTCTGAAAGCTAGACGTAGAGCGAAGTTGTGGAGAGTGAGAGGGGATTTGGGTGTGGGGACAGCATCCACGCCTCCTCACGCCGGAAAAAACGCGTGGAACCCCACCGTGGTAGACGGTCTCGCGGCGGCATATCGGGAGGATCACCCGTCGTGGTCAGCGAGAGAGTGTCGCCGGCGGGCGAGGGAGAGGTTGGAGCTGGTGACGGAGTGGATGGGAGACGTGTCCGGGGACGAGTCGGGACTAGGACCGGAGGCCATGCGTGCGACTGATTGAGTGCGATCTTTCGCCGGACTTCGAAACCGTGGAATATCTGCAGCTGGGGGATTTGCATATCGAATCACCTGAATTCGAATCCCAGGAAGTGGAACGGGCGGTCTCGTGGGTGCTGGGTGCCGAAAACCGGATGACGGCCATAGTCGGGGACGTGTTCGATGTGGCGATCGCCGGTTCACCGGGTGGGCCACACGAGGCGGAAATGCGGGTGAACGAGGCGCTATACTACGCCGAATCACTCTTCGCTCCCTTGGCTCGGGAGGGGAGAATCGCGTGTATCCTCTCTGGAAACCACGAGGAGCGAATCACGAAGACCACCGGTGTGGACGTCTCGGAGATACTCGCCCGGATGCTGGGGGTGCCATATGCCCGGGATGGTGCCGTGCTGAAATGGAGGTTCGGCCGGCGGAAAGGAAATGGAAAGCCCCAGGTCTACCACCATTACGTCGCCCACGGGACGGGCGGCGGGAGGACGGATGGGGGAAAGCTGAACAAACTCTCCTGGCTGTCGGATATCGTCCTGGCCGACATTTATTCCTGCGGCCACATCCACAAGAAATATTCCTTCTCGGATGCCTATTTCGTCCCCGACGCGAGAAATCGAAAGGTGCCGGAGATTCGGCGGGTGTACTTCTCGTCGGGAGCATGGCTTTCATATGGAGGATACGGCCAGCGGAAGCTCTATTCTCCGGTGGACCGTGGCTCGCCCATTCTGAGGATGTATGCCAGCGAAAAACATGCGGAAGTGGTGCTGTGAGGGGAGAGGGGTATGGGTATGTTCATTCCGTGGCGGAGCGGCCGCGACGGTGATCTTGTGTATCGGTTGGACGACGCCAATAGCGCGAGGGTGCAGGCCAGGAGACGGCCCGATGGGTTCCACTGGGGCATTCGCCGAGACGGGCGCATATATGCCGTATTGCACGGCCAGGAGCCCACGTTTGAGGCCGCCAAGGCCCAGGCGGAAAAAGCGTGGCGAATGACTGATGAGATTCTGTCGCGCACGCAGTGGTGCGTCTGCCCAGAGTGTGGCGGGCGGATACGGTTTCGCTTACCAGAGGATGGCTCCGAGGAGGAGGCGCAGTGAACATACCGTCTGAGGTTAAAATCGGTCCTTATACATACGAAATCAAGACCTATGACGAGATCAACTATGATGAGACCAACAACGAAGAGAAGTGGTTGTACGGGCAGGCCGTATACTGCGACCAACTGATTAAACTGGCCACATCATATGGGGACACTCGATTGCGAATCACCCTTATTCATGAAGTGCTCCATGCTTTAGATGAGGTGCTTTGTACGGGCTTAGAGGAGACACAGATTTGCCGCCTTGCTGTGGGGTTGTATAGCCTGCTGACCGAAAACACGCAGTTTACAGACGCTCTTAAGTAGGGGGCAGCGCAGTGAGACTACCACTGTATGACGCATGGGAGCGCTTGGGCCGTGCGCCTTTGGTCGGAGATATCGTTGAGTTCCGCCGCCGGAAGTGGAAAATCGTGGCCCACGATCCCCTGTGCCATGAGCTGGAGTGTCGCCCCGCCGGGATGGGTTACCGTTTTCTATACTGGCTGAATCGCACCCTGTTTGTGGTTCTTTTCCGTATGGGGTGGCATGACCAGTACGGTCACGGGTACGGTTGGGAGTTTATGCGGGATATTCGACCGTGGCGCATGTTCAGTGTGCTTTGGCATCGGCATGTGGTGGCCCCGATTGTGGGCCGCCGAATGGAGCGCCAGTTCGCTCTGATGGCCGCACTGCGCTTGGAGAGAGATGAGTTGCGCGAGGAGCGGGACTACCTCCGGGATGGCATCGAGAAGGCCATGAAGCGTTTGGAGAGCTGGCTGCCGTGAGAATACCTTCTACAGTGAAGATCGGAGGGCACGTGTACCGGTGTTCTCGGGACCCTCATCTGGTGCGGGATACCGGTCGCCTCGGTTGCAGTTGCGGTAATGGGCTGTATATAAAGCTCGATTCCACTGTGCCGATGCCGAATCAAGAGAGTGCGCTGCTCCACGAAATCATTGAGCAAATCAACTCTCAGTTTGAGCTGCACTTAGAGCATCCTGCGATAAGCATCCTGGAGGTTGCGCTATACCAAGTCATACAAGACAACCCCGAGATATTCCTCCCAGCCACGGGCGAGGAGAATCAGTCATGCTAGCCGTCTTCCTCACCGCCTTGTACCTACTCCTTGGGTTGGGATGGGCGGCCGTCACGTATCAGATACTCCGGGAGGAGCCCACCATAGGTCCTTATGAGGCACTGACGACCACGGTGTGGGCGTTTTTCTGCTGGCCGATCCTGGCGTACTGCGTGGCGAAGGTGTGCTGGTTGAGGCTGCGAGAGTGAGGGGGTGATCCCGTGATCTGGTTTGCCATCTTGTGGTTGCACATAGTGGGTTTTCTGGTTGGCTACGGCCACGGGCGGAGAAGTAGGGAGGGGGAGTAGTGGATACTAAAGCCTGCCATGCAAACGAAAGCCCAGCCATGCAACGATACCGGGAACATTTGCGGTATATGGGTGGATTTAAGAAATACGAGTCAGGAGACTGGCTGTTAACATCATACGTAGCCTCAGACGGGGAGGAATGCGCCTACCTGCAGTGGGGAGACGGTGGGTGTGTCTATGGTAACTGCGTTGAGCTAGAGCCTAACGGCGCTGGCTATTATGAATGGAGCATGGAGAGAGGGGCGCGGTCCATGCAGGGTAGCGCACCCTCCATTGAGGAGGCCAAGGCGGAGGCGGAAAATGCGTGGACCCTACTTGGGTTGCTCCAGCTTTTAGGCAGGGGCAAGAATGACTGAGGTACGCAAGATTATATGTGATCGGTGCAAGAAGAGCATTGATGCCGAGAATGAGGAGTTATGGTCCGTCAGTAGATACCTCCGGAATGCGCCTAGGTCCGGCGTATGCCTGGTCGCTTGCGATCCCAGCCGACGGTGGGACTTCTGTGGGCATTGCATGCAGGCAATCGAGAACGACCTGAATGAATATGGGTTTGCTCGGCCTCAGAAAGACAAAGGGAGGGGACGAAGTGAGGCGTGCGGCCAGCCCGAAGAAAGTGCTTTGGGTTCGTAAAGCGATTAGAACCGAGTGCGCTCCGAGGCCACGTGTAAGGCGCAAGGTTTGGGACGACGACCCGGGTTGCTGGTACCATATACTTAGCCATGAATCTTATTGGTTTTACGAAGGCCATCTGCGCAAGGATGAGAGAGGGCACTTCCTAAGCGGTGACGCAGATCGCGCAGTTAAGGAGAGATTACTGGTTCAATGCACTAAGTGCGCCCATGCTATACCGCCATGCGAGCCAGGGGTCTGGGACAAGTACCCGGGCAAGTGTCCGGAGTGTGGCAGTCGGACGCGCGTGTGTCTACGGGCCGAAGCAAAGGAGGTTCAAAGTGAGCAATAGGATGGGTTTGCATATACGCTTGCAAGGAGAGAAGGATGCATCATTTCCAATACGCTCCTTTTCTCTCAGTAGGCACGAGTTACCGCCGATGATTGAGCTTCTCCGGCGATGCCGACTCCAGTATGACGGCCAATACTTATACTCGCAAGGCGTAGTTTACGACATTGACGACGATTCGTTTACTTTGATTTTCGGCCGGTATAGAAAGTAGTTGTGCGGGTAAGGGCAAGGCTACCTGGTCCGAGAGCGGTGGCAGGGTTGCCCAGCCGCCCGCCGCACCACAGGCAGGCATGCGCGGGGACAACCGAAGGCCGGGATGTACCGGCAGCGATGACGGGCCGCAGTGTTCAGGGCGCTGCGCAAGGCCCGGAGCGTGGGAACCTTCGGCCCGGGGCTTGCCGAAAAACAGGGGCCGCATCTGCGCCATGGAGATGCGGCCCCTTGCTCGCCTACTTCTTGTAGTTCTTACTGCATCTGCCGTCTCTCTCCATTGCTCTACAAGTGTTGTCTAGCTCGCCGCTGGTGGGTTTCTCCCACCTACTCTCGTAGTCCTTGGTGGGCCAATCTGGGCAGTTAGTGCAGAAGTGCCAGACATCTGATCCTTTTCGCCGCCGGTATTCAAAAGCCATGATTTCACCCCTTTCCAGATATGTTAGACCACTGTATTATACCATATTTCGACAGGTGCTTCTCCTCACAGGAGCCGCTCCACCCTCCGTAAAGGATGATTCTTTGTGCCTAAGATAACCAACGAACTAGAGCGCGAACTAAAGCAGCTGAAGAACCTGAACCAGCGTGCGTTTTTGCTCCACTACTATAACCTGGGCATGATTTCTAAGGCGGCGCAGCAGGCCGGCATCCACCGCCGGACCCACTACACTTGGCTGGAGCAGGACCCCGAATATGCGGCCATATTCACCCGCATGCGGGAAGAGGTCACGGATCTGCTCGAGGAAGAGGCGTGGAGGCGCGCTAGAGAAGGCGTTACAGAAGACGTCTTCTACCGAGGTGAGAAGGTTGGCGAAATCACCAGGTATTCCGATACCCTGCTGATTTTCTTGCTTAAGGGTGCGAATCCGCGCAAGTACGCTGAATTCTCCAAGCATGAAATCACTGGTGACGGCCTGAAAATAGTGATAGACGGGCCGGAGGCCGATGATTGAGTGGACGGCCTCCCCTCGTCAGAGGTTGTTTTTGAGGGCGACGGAAGTAGACGAGGTTCTGTATGGCGGCGCGGCTGGCGGCGGCAAAACGGACGCAGTTCTCATTTGGCAGATTATGCGCCGCACGCAGATTCCCAGCTCACAGGGGTTGCTTCTTAGGCGCACTTTTCCCGAGTTTCAGAACCAGATCATACCTCGCGCCTATGAACTCCTAACTCCTACGGGTGCGACGTTTAATAAACAGGAGCGCACCTGGCGATTCCCCAATAGTTCCACGCTCAGGTTGGGGCATTGCAACGATGAAGGCGATGTCTGGCAGTATCAGGGCGGAAACTACCTGGATATCTGCTTTGACGAGCTGACGCAGTTTACTGAGTTTCAGTTCACGACGCTTTTTGGCTGGAACCGCACAGTTATCCGGGGTGCGAAACCGACTATCCGCGCCACGTCCAACCCTGTTGGCGTGGGTCTTTTGTGGGTACGGGAACGGTTTATTCAACCTGCTACACCTGAGACCGTGTTCACGGACGAGGTTGGGCGCACGAGGCTCTTTATTCCGGCCACGGTGCGGGACAATCCACACCTGATGGAGGCTGACCCGGAGTATTTACGCCGCCTTCAGGCCATTCCCGACGAAAACTTGCGAAAAGCTCTGCTAACCGGCGACTGGTACTCATTTATGGGACAGGCATTCGGCGAATGGGACCCGGCCATACACGTTATTCAGCCGTTTCCTATTCCGCCGGACTGGCGGCGGTTCACCGCCCAGGACTTTGGTTATTCCGATCCCAGCTGTGTCTTATGGTTTGCAATTGCGCCAGACGAGACCATCTATGTCTACCGCGAGTATTATCGGGCCGGAGTGGTTGCATCTGATCAGGCGGACCAAGTTCTTGAAATGGAACATGGTGAGCCGATCCGGTATAGACTGGCTCCCCCAGATGTGTGGAATAAGCATCCGGAGACGGGCTCCAGCGTGGCCGAAATCTGGGGGAAGCGGGGCTATAGGCCTCGCCAAGCCAATAACGACCGCCTAAACGGTAAACTGCATGTGCATGAGTTCCTCCAGCCCTATGAAGACGAACAGGGGCAGAAGACAGCCAAGCTCAAGGTGTTTGCCAACTGCACCAACCTCATCAGGACGCTTCCGGCGCTACCCCTAGACGATAAGAGACCGGAGGACGTGGATACAGATGCGGAGGATCACGCCTACGACGCGCTACGATACGGGCTTATGTCTCGTCCCCGGCCTAATAAACCCGAAAAGCCGAAGCTAGAAGGCACTTACCATATTGGCGAATTGCGTCTTTTGGGCTATTCCGACGCCGAAATTCGGAAGTTGCGGAAGCAGGTCCGGGTGATTGGGGGGTAGTCATGCCGCTCAAGTCGGGTTACAGCATGTCGGTTATTAGCAGCAACATCAGAGAGATGATAGCGGCGGGTCACCCAAGCGACCAGGCGGCTGCAGCTGCATACTCCAAGGCCAGGAAGAGCTTCAAGCGCAGGAATCCGGGCAAACCACTGCCTCAGCACTTGCGCAGGGGAAGGCGATAGGGTGTATATCGTCAGCTTTGACCGCTGGGGGCGGGAGGCAACCTCCATTTTGGCCCCTGTGGCCGCGATTGAGTATCACGAGACCTATAACCCTCACAAATTGATGTCGTGCGCTGAGGGGCTGATTGCGAGCCTCCATATTCCGGTTACATGGAGGATGATTGACTCCATGCCGGAGCTCCGGTTCATTGCATCCTGCACGACTGGGCTTGATCATATCGATGTCGCTCATGCACGGACTAAGGGCATTAGGATTATCTCGTTGAACGGTGAGCGGGGTTTTTTAGACGATGTCTATGCCACCGCCGAACACACATGGGCTCTGGTTTTGGCCCTGATTCGCAAGATCCCCTGGGCACATCAGGACGTTTTGTCCGGCGACTGGAACCGCGAGCGCTGGCAGGGCACCGAACTACGCGGGAAAACCCTTGGCATCGTCGGTATGGGGCGCGTGGGGCGGCAGGTGGCCATAATTGGGCAGGGTTTCGGCATGCGGGTGCTCTACTGCGATGTTGTCGGTAGTGGGAGCGCGCCTTTACAAGACCTGTTGCGTGAATCAGATATCGTTTCAGTGCATGTACCACTAGATCAAACCACCAAAGGTATGTGCAACGCACACTTTTTTGAAACGATGAAGTCTACGGCTTACTTTGTCAATACCAGCCGGGGCGCGGTGGTCGACGAGCGAGCCCTAATCAATGCCCTGCGAGCTGGTAAACTGGCCGGAGCGGCCCTTGACGTTGTCTGTCACGAAGCCGAGGGCCTGCTGTGGGATTCTCCCTTGTTCCGCTATGCCGATGTACGCGGCAGATTACTGATCACTCCTCACATAGCCGGAAACACGCGGGAATCGCGCGAAAAAACCCAAGTCTTTATTGCGGAAAAGATTAGAGACTTCATTGAAAGGGAGCGAATCAATGTACACCCGCCCGCTATTCCCTAAGGTCAAGACAATCTATTCAGAGCGGCTGGCTAGTACTGACGGTAGCAGCCCTTCTGTGGTTAACTTCTCGGGCTATCAGCCGTTTACCGTCGAGTGTACTACCGGTATAGTCTACATTTCATCACTCAGTACTGCGCCGGGAACTACAGACTGCTGGATGCTCGAAGAAGGAGACACTATAGACCTGATAGCGCAGTACCTTGCTCTAGTGTCTACCTCTACTACCGCCAGCTACCAAATGCTGGTTTATGAATCATGATAGACGTGAAGTGCGACCTATGTGGCCGAGACGATTATCTGGTCATATGGGATAAGGGAGCGCGAGAGGCGGCCGGAGTACTGCGCGGAACGGTTGCGCGTGACGAAGATGGCCGGATCCAAAACGGTCGATCCGTCATTTGCCTAAACTGCGGGTTGGTCTATGTAACGCCTCGCATGAGTGATGAAGAGTTGGACGAGTTCTACCGCACCCAATACCGGGAATTATACCCCATCAATCCTGAGATTGAAGATATACATGCAACCAACGCCATGAGCGTGATTCGTCAGTTGCCCGCTGGTATAAAGCGGATGCTGGACGTTGGGTGTTCTACCGGCAAGTTGGTGGATCGGCTTAGTAAGGCCCTGGATGCATGGGGCCTGGAGCCCAACGCCGAGATAAAGCATCCGCGCATTATCTCGGAAAGGTTGGAAAACTACGAGCCGGACAAGCCCTTTGATCTGGTGACCATGCTGAATACGTTGGAGCACTTGCCAAGCCCAGTGGAAGCGTTGAGGCATCTGCGACGACTGATGGCTCCCGAGGGGCACCTACTTATCAGTGTTCCTAACCTGGAAACACGGATGATAAACATCACCACCGACGCTTTCATGAGTTGCGCGCACCTTTATCAGTTTACCCTACCGGTTCTGGTGGCGTGCTTGATGAAAGTGGGCTTGAAACCTACCCAATACTGGGTGCTAGATGAGCGGATTGGTGAGAAACTCTACGTTCTTTCGGAGGCAGGCGAGCCACAGGAACCTAAATATCAACCTCCGGACGTGCTTGCCTTAGTAAACCACCTACAGATGATGGACAAGGTGATTGAACTCAAGGTTCTCATGGGAAGTTGGGGGTATCGGTAATGACTGTGTTGATTGCGGAGGCGTGCGCCAACCACGGCGGCAGTCTTGACACTATGAAGCAAATGGCGAGCACTGCGGCTGAATGCGGCGCGGATGTGATTAAGTTCCAGTCCTGGCGGGCCGATAAACTCAGCCCTACCTGGCCGAACTACGAGAGCGAATACCAATACTACAAACAGCACGAGCTGTCCTACAAAGACCACGAAAGCCTACTCAAGCATTGTGAGAATAACGGAATCGAGTTTCTGACCACGATTTTTGACCTTGATACCGTTGACTTTTTAGCCAGTTTAGGGCTGGAACGTGTCAAGATAGCCTCATCGGACTGCAACTCGTGGAAACTCATCGAAAAGTGCTTGGCCAATTTTGATCACGTCATTATCTCTACTGGGATGCACAGCGGCGAAGAAATCATGGAACTGGCTAAGTTCTTAGGTACGGAAGCGGCGCGGTGCACCATTATGCACTGTGTTTCCTTATACCCCTGCCCACTGGAAAAGGCCAACCTATTGCGGATCGCGGCCTTAAATAAGTTCTTCCCTAGTGTGGGATATTCTGACCACACGGTGGGGACCGATGTGGCTAAGGTAGCGCTGGCCCTAGGTGTTGCGGCTTTAGAAAAGCACTTCATGTTGGATATGGAAACGCCCAGCCGTGACTGGGCCGTCTCTATAGACCCCGCCCAGTTTCATGAATTGAGTAGGTATCGAGAAACGATACAAAAGATGATGTATAGCGAAAACGCTATACCCGACCAGGAGGCGAGGCGTTACATAGGAAAATGGGGCGACAACAAGTAAAAGTCGCCGTTGTCGTCGCCTCCCGCGCAAACTACAGCCGCCTGAAATCCGTACTTCAAGCCATTGAACAACATCCTAGACTACAACTGCAACTCATCGTTGCGGGGTCGGCCCTTTTGGACCGCTGGGGCTGCGTTGACCTAATTGAAGCGGAATTTGAAATTCAGGAGCGGCTCTACTGCGTGGTAGATGGCGACCGCCCACAGAACATGGCGGCGACAACTGGCGTTTTAATGCAGTATGTGTCTAACACACTGGCGAGGCTTCGGCCCAATATAGTCCTTGTTCATGCGGATCGATACGAAATGCTTGCGGTGGCGACTGCAGCGGCCTACATGAACATCCCAGTGGCCCATACTGAAGGAGGAGAAGATACCGGCAGTATTGATGACAAGGTTCGCTACGCCATTTCTCACCTGGCTGATCTGCACTTTCCTGTAACCGAAAAAGCACGCCAGAAGATCTTGTCGCTGGATATCCCTGACCAGGCTGTAACCCGCGTGGGAAGCCCATCTTTAGACCTTCTGGCCGGGATAGATTGGTCGCGCAAACCTGATCTCATGCAAAAATACGGCGGGGTAGGTCCGTGTCTTGACCTGAGCCAGCCATACCTTGTTGTTTTACAGCATCCAGTTACTACTGAGTATGGTGCAACGGGGAGCGAAATACAGGCCACCCTGGACGCTGTTAGGGATCTGCGGATGCAGACGGTATGGTTTTGGCCTAATGTCGATGCAGGTCAAGACGCGATCAGCGAGGCCTTGCGGCGGTTCAGAGAAATCGAAAACCCCGACTACGTCCATTTCTTCAAAAACCTCAGCCCGGAAGATTTTGGGCGATTGCTCAAGGGTTGCTCTTGTCTACTTGGCAATACATCGGCGGGTATAAAAGAGGGGGCGTTTCTTGGGGTTCCCTACGTCTGTATAGGCACTCGGCAAAACGGCCGGGAACACGGTAAAAACACGGTCTTTGTCGACTATGACACTCAGCAGATTCTAAGCGCGGTTCGCTATCAGTTGGGGCAAATTTACGAGCCCGATTTCACTTTCGGGGACGGATACGCTAGCGAGCGGATTGCCGCGCATTTGGAGGCGTACTATGAAAGTCGTAGGAGTAATTCCTGCCCGTGCGGGTAGTAAGAGGATACCGAAGAAAAACCTTCAATCGCTTGGCGCACGAATGGTTGTCGAGTGGACCATTGAGGCGGCAGAGGACTCCGATCTGGCGGATGTAGTTCTGACTTCCGATCTGGACCTTTCAAATCTAGGGGAGCGCTTCCGTTTTCGTGAGAGACCGCTGGAACTGGCCAAAGACGACATCCCTATGTTGCCTGTAGTGCGAGACGCAGTGCAGTGGTACGAAAGCAAATGGGGCAAGACGGATGCAGTTATGCTTCTGCAACCAACCTCTCCCTTCCGGTCCGCTGAAGACATAAACGGAGCACTGGAGCTCTACCGCATTATGAATGCTATGAGTGTGGTATCCGTCACCGAAGGGATTCCTCCCGTCAGGCTGCACGAGCCCGACGGCAGGCAGTTAGAGCGAGGTTACTACGATCGCCAGAAGCACAAGTGCTACGTCAGAAACGGCGCTATCTTCTTGGTTTCGCGGTTGTTGCTGGACATGGGTTTTTTATGGAGCCATAAGCCCGCCCTCTACAAAATGCCCCGGATTCGGTCCATAGAAATTGACGAGCCCGAGGATTTACAGATCGCGCAGGCTCTGGTAGAACAGGGGCTGGTGGCATGAAGGCCCTACTTGTGGGTTATGGCCAAATAGGGCGAGCGGTAGCGGAAGTCTACGGTATCCAGCACGACATAACCATCTACGACACCGGGCTGAAGGAGCCGGAGCCAGATGGCTCCTTTGATGTGCTGTTGGTTGCCATTCCCTACTCACAAGACTTCGTTGACATCGTCAATGGCTACAGGCAGCGGCATTGTGCCCGAGCCACCATCATCTTCAGTACCGTAGCCATAGGGACCACCCGTCAAATTCTTGGCGCTGTCCACTGCCCTATTGAGGGCAGGCACCCCGATCTAGCTGAGAGCCTGCAACAGTGGCCAGTCTTTATGGGCGGGGTCAACGCACTGACGGAGCTCTTCTTCAAAGAGGCTTTCCGCGAGCCTGTAGTTCTGGAGTGCCCGGAATGGGTGGAATTTCTGAAGCTGCGTTCTACCTCGCTTTACGGTGTCAATATTGAGTTCGCGCGGTACACGGAATCTGTATGCTCTGATCTTTCGATGGACTATGAGCTGGTTCGGCTATGGGATGAAAGCTACAACGACTTATATCAAGAGCTGGGGTACCCTGAGTATCAGCGATACATTTTAGAGCCGCCAGAGGGCGATATAGGAGGCCACTGTGTGGTCCCTAACGCGCGAATCTTGGATAAGCAATACCCCAGCCCTTTTCTTAAGGAAATCTATCGTCCCAAAGGGGGTTCCGCATCATGGCTTGGGGTGCCGTGATTCTACTAATCGGGATTGCGATTGGCTGGGTGGGGTGCCTATATGCCCCGAGGCCCAGGTCGAGCACTTCTCAAAAGCCTTATGACAAGTACAAAAACAAGGACGGGTTGTATTCTAGGCGGACACTGCAGGGGTGAAGTAATTGGCTGAATGGACCACGACAAAAAAGGAAGACCGAGAACAATACACCGATCACCGGGAGCACATGTCTCAAGAGGAAAGAAAGCTTGTAGACAACTTTCTGGTGCGGATAGACGCTAATCGCGGCGAAATGGGCGATATATACGACCGCTGGGAAAAGGAAGCGGAAGCCTATGCTGGCGATCAGGAACTAAAAGATAATCATCCCAACTCTCGGGTTAACATCTTTTTGGCTAATATCGAAGGCCAAGTTGCTTCTATGGTGGATAAGGACATTTCCATTACCACCCGTGGGCGCGGTCCCTCGGATGAAGCGTTTGCTGAATCAGGCAGGGTTGGCCTGGAGTGGACGCTGCGCCAGAACGGGCTTAAGCTTATATTAGATCGCCATGAACGGCGACGGCTCCAATTCGGCATTGGTTGGTTAAAAACGTACTGGGACCCCGACGCCATAGACGGTTTCGGCCTTGCTCGTCTTGCCGCTCCCCCTCTACAAAGCATGTTTGTCGATTCCAAAATAACCGACCCCATGAACCTGGAATCTGCAGACTATATTGCTGAGTACATGCTGCGATCAAAGACCTGGGCGCGAGAGACCTACGGCGATATGGTAGATTACATCTACTTTGGGGGAAGCGACCGTTCGGGCGTGTTTTCTAAAGATAAAACCATAGACGACGAAGATGCGTTCTACCTAATTCAGTTGTGGACCAAGACCGACGGCAAGCTCCGCCTATTGGAGTTTTCCGATGACGGGGTGTTGCTGTTTGATTCATTCAAAGAATGGACAGGCAAAAAGTTCAAGATAAAAGATGACCCGCAACCATTCTACCGCTGCAACGAATATCCTTATTTCCTCACCCTGTGCTATCCAGAAGAAGGTAAGTTAATAGGGTTTGGCGACGGTAAGCTGCTCAGGCCATTGCAGGATATGATAAACGACTTGTACGACCAGATCAGGCGTGCGGCTAGGCCCAATCGCCTCTTTATCGACCCAGATTCTAATGTATCGATTGAAGACCTCGACCAAGACGACGGCCCGATTCCCGCTGAGCGACCGAATGATACCATCCGTGTGGTTGAAATGGGCAAAGTCAACGAGGCGCTATGGCGGCTTCTAAACGCCATTCATTCTGAAGTGCAGCGCGTGACCCGCTTTAGCGAGTTAATGCTAGGCCAGCCCGGCAAAACCGCAGATACAGCAACAGAAGCGGCTATTCAACAACAGCAAGGCAATCAAACTACTGACCACAAAAAGACACAGCTGTCTATTACGCTGCAGAAAGTCTGCCGCTACCTACTCGAGTTAATGCTGGAACATTATGACGAGGGCAAATGGTTCAGGCTGGATGAAAACGAGGATCAGTGGCTATGGATTAACTTTGACCAGATGAATCGAATCCCTCAGATGATCCCGCCAGAAGAGGCTTATTTGCGGCAGTTCCAGGAACAAAATCCCGGCGCTCCTACTCCCCAGTGGCAGGAGCTCACCGATGAGTACGGTGAGGCTGTGACTAAAAAGGTGGAGCTAGACATCGAAATCAATATCGGCGCGGGCCTACCCAAAAACCAAGCCTTCCTTCAGGCTATGCTTGAGAAGCTATCGCAGATGGTGGTTGATGGTCGCAATGCGGTGACATGGGTGGAGATCCGTAAGTTCGCACGAGATATCTTAGGGCTGCCTTTGGATGATGACGAAGAGGCATTAAAGGAATCTATGGAAATGCAGATGCAAGCCATGGGTGGTATGCCCGGCGGTATGCCTGGCGGCATGGGTATGGGCGAGGAGCCCATGATGAGCCCGGATGTAGCTGGCCTGACTGCGGGGGGTAATCCTATGCAGTCCGCCCTTCCCCCCACAGGTGGCCCGGTATGAGGACCGCAGAGAGCAATAAGCACTTTGCCAACATGTTCCGCGAGACCACCCATTTTAAGCACGTTGTTAGGCCCAAGGGGTTCTGGCGCAATCGCCTGAAGCGATACTTTGGCTATGACGTATGGAAGCAACCTGTCTGCGAGGGTTGCGAGGGCTGGGCGCTGTGGCACGAGGATGCTGAAGGTAATACCGTGGGTGTCTGCTTGGACTGCGGCCACACCACCCGGGACCCTATTACCGTTGAGGAATACTACGAAAACGACTACCACGTTGACCGTATATTACGGCCCAGCGCTCCTTATGTGGTGGGCCGCCGGATCGTAAGGGATCCGCGCCGCCTGGCAACGCTTTATGGCGGAGATGTAGGGCTTTCGGATACCAATAAACGGCTCATGGCCGCAGGGAGGCTTGCATAATGCTTCATGTGCTCGGAACACTGGAAGTCAGCGGGGTAGACTATAGCCAGCCCAACATCAAGCTCAAGCGGCTGGCTCAGCCCACTGAATACGGTATTGATGCGACCCGGTTTTATGGCGGGAAGCTGCACTGGATTGGCGAGACTGATTCAGACGTCCTCGTTCTCTTGGACCGAAATAACCGGGCTTTTGATACTGCCGCTGTTAATCTCAAGTCTATACCGATGCAGATACTGCGTCAGGTAGCGACGCGCAAGAAGATTGAGTTCGATAATCGGACCCCTAAAAAGCACCTGATTGCGCTTTTGAACGGTGACCCTATTGAGGAGGAGCCGGATAGCGAGGAGTCGACCGAGGAATAGTCTTAGCCCGATGAAAACTGCGGGTGGAGGGCTAAACAAGGTTTCAGG